TGATAATCACATAAGTAAATTGATCCTTATTATTAAGTTTTCCAGAATAGGATATATTATCTTCTTTGTTATGATGAAATCCTTGTTTTTTATGTATTCGTCTAAGTTCTAGTTTTTCTGGTAGGTTTTCATTCATACTTAAATCTACAATATTTTCTATCTTACTATTGAAAATACCCATTTATAGACTAATGGTGTAATTTTTTATTTACAGATTAAATGATCCGTACTATTGTTCGAACACGCTTTTACTTCCACAACCACACCCGCCTTTCTGTTTTTTTCCACCGAATAATCTTTGCAATAATGGCTGTTGGATAACTGGGGGTTCTGGCACGGATTCACCAGCTACTTGTTGTGCGTCACCACCTTTAAACCACTGTTGCAATTCTGGCGCATTTCGTTCTCCTTGGTAGTATTCTAAATTTCCGCCCTGTATTTTGAATATAGTAGGATATCCATTTGCTACTAATTTTTCTCCCTTTAATCGGCTATTTACGTGTGCTATTTTACGATCCTTGTGTTTATCAGATTCTTCGATTTCCAAGTAGTTGCAATTGACTCCTCGCATACCCTTCTTCATTTTTGCCCATTCTGGATGCAGTGCTTTGCAGTGCCCACACCAATTTGCATAAATAAGACCCACCGTTATAACAGGTTTTTCGTGTTTCATAGTCTTTCGGTGTTTACGCGACCCCCCGCGCGTTTTTTTACGACGGTGAACCGTTTTTCCCATTTATATACTATTATCATAAAATAAAAAATATGTCATCAATATAACTAATAATTATGAAACGAATTAAAATATTTTTTATTCTATTTTTAATAGTTACATTTTTAGCAGGAATATACGTCATTTTAACACCTAAAAGTGCGATTGAGACGTTGGTGAATGAATCAGAAGGCTGTCCTGATCTCCTAATACAGAAGGGAGACAGGCTACTCTTATATAATTCAAAAAAACCTATGGATGATACAAACCCTATACCGTTTTTTGATTTAGACGAATATATTTTCTATTTAGGACAACAGCGTAAACAAGGTAATAGTTGCCCCGTCCTGTACCTTCAACAAGAGAACAATGCACAAGGAGAGGATGTGTATCGTATCCGACCGAGTCCGTTTGATGGTCAGGGCGGGCTTCCATTGATGACCGGTATACCAGAACAAAAGGTGCAAAATGCGGTTACCAAGGTTCTCGATGCGACTCAGGATCATCCACCTTATAATATGGGTAATTATAGCAGTTTCGATCCTTACGGGCAATATGTAGGGGTGTATACCAATGTGGATGTTGTGCACGATTCTACTAAAATTGTAAGTAATAGTGATAATCCTATGGACCCTAATTGGGCAGGAGTCGAATATACCCAAAAATCGGTAGAATCAGGGAAATATGATGAAAACAATATTTTTAAACCAATGTTATTCCAGCCTAAGATGGCGTTTTTACCGATTGAGAACAAGGAATTGGGGCACCCGAAGGACATCATAGCGTAGGAGAACCGTAGGTTCTCCTATGACCTCTCCCTTAATAAGGAAGGGGTCTTAATGGAACTTACCTCCCTCACCCTTCATAAAAGGAGGGATCATAAGGGAACCATTGGTTCCCTTAAATAAAATACTTTTTAATGTTCTCTATACAGCTCTTGTTAATCTTCCGAATTTTTCCGTTGTTTTCCGTAGTAACATCATCTAGGCAATTAGGATTTTCTTGAAGTGCACTCATTAATTTGGGAAAGGTGGAGAACTTTTTCATAATGGCAATCGCAGTTACTGAGCTAATCCCGGGTATTTGGGACAAAACAATCTCTCCAATGTTCTCCGGAGTCACATTTTCTTTCTTCACCTTCTTAACAAAATTACAATAATTTATTCCATTTTCTACTACTTGCTCCTTACCCCCTTCAGTGGGTTGTTCTGAGGGTGTTAAGACGTTTTCAGGAAGCGCATTTCGACGAAAACTGTTCAAATAAGGGACTGACAAGTAATAAGGCGTTTTTCCCCTCTCTGTTTCGCGATGCAACTTTTCTGTAAGAGAAACGATCCATTCGCCTGTCTCGTGTACGCTATAGGTTCTCATTATACTAAACCCTTTAATATAATTCAGACTCGTCATTGCCGAATAAATCAGCTTCTTTTGTGCAGGTTGATGGATGGACGAGAACATTCCTTCTAGCAAATAAATAATAGAATGTGGTGGGACACCAGTAGTATGCAATAGTCGATGTGATTGTTCCTCATAACGACCGTCCTTGATAGATGCCAATAGATCCGGGAATGTTTTTCGCTCAATGACCAATAGGGTCGTCTTGTCTTTTGTTTGAATCAAAATGTCGCCAATAGGTAGGTCTTCGCTAATAATATCAATCTTGAGCATAGTTTCCTCTGGAACGCGGAGTAGAGCTTCATATGTTTTCTTAAATAAATCGCCCTCCCGTTTATCAATGACAATCCGCATAGAATAATATAATAGTTTACTAAACCATTATATTGTTTCAAAAAAGTATTAATTCACTATATGCACTGGTAGCAGTTTAACGAGTGCCGGGGATAGTGAAGTAAGTGTTAGGACTGTAGGTCGATCCGATAGGGCGGGAAGGATTGGCCTTGAATGCATTCTTTCTCATAAACACAAGATTGTTTATGCCGGGTTGCTGGGCGAATGCTATTTCCGTATGCTGGGTACGGCCAATCATATAGGGAAATCCAGCCTTTCTTGCTCCGCCACCTTGGTTCTGAACAGTTAGAGAGTTACTACCCATTCGAGCTTTGTTTGATCCACGAAATGGAGACATTTATGCAAACTAATATACTATAGCTAAATATTTTTATCCTTATCAAATAAATGAAAACGATATAAAAAATTGACACGAATTCATATATTCATCTTATTAAGATAATAATATGAATACTGTTGATGATGATATCCGAATTGAGAATCGCAATGGTCAGGAAACCTACGTGTTTGATCCGTATAACCCCCTAAATAAATGTATTACTGAAGAAGAAATTCAAACAATATTGAAAAATTACGGTATAGATGTTCCCATTTACAATGTGAATCTATACAAACGCGCATTTGTTCATAGGTCTTATATCAAACGTCCATCCATTGAAAACGAACAAAATAGTATTGTTATTGCGCCTAAACCCGACGATTGTTTGACACTTTATACTAAATCAAACGAACGTCTAGAATTTGTAGGTGATGGAGTGTTAGAATGCATCACTAAATATTATTTATATCGCCGATTCCCTAAAGAGAATGAGGGTTTTATGACCGAGAAAAAGATCGCCCTTGTTAAAAATGAATCGATTGGAAAAATGGCATACGATATGGGATTGCATAAATGGTTTATATTATCGAAACACGCAGAAACTAAACAAAATCGGACGAATTTGAAAAAATTGGGATGTCTATTTGAATCCTTTATTGGTGCGATGTTTCTGGATTTCAACAAAATTTCGGTCAATGACGAAGACGGTTGGTTTCAGAATTTATTTGTTACTGGTCCCGGGTTCCAAATGGTTCAAATCTTCATAGAAACCGTTTTTGAGAAACACGTTGATTGGATCAATCTGATTCGCAATGATGATAATTTTAAGAATATTTTGCAGGTAAAAATTCAGAAGGAATTCAAAGTGACCCCGCATTATATGGAAGTAACTGAACATAATTCGGAAATCGGGTATTATATGGGCGTCTATTTGTGCTTGGGACAACCTGTCCATAAAGTGACACACGAAGATTCCATTTCAATTCATAGTTTTAAATCATATGGGGACATTCATCAACATATGTCAAAACGTGGGAAAATATTTGTATTGTTAGGTGGAGGGAAACATAAAATCAAGAAAAAGGCCGAGCAAATGGCGTGTGATGAAGCGATCAAACATCTGTCGGGATTCTAAAAGTTGCTGGTGATATATTTTGCGTAACCTATGTAATCTTATAATTTAATTTTTTATACTAAAATTGAAAACAGTATACCCCTCCCTACGATTTCAAAATAATGAATAAATGTGCAAGAAAGTCGACCGAGATTTTTGAAAATGGACAAAAATAAATGTCCAAAAAAATGTCCAGTCTCAAAGTCTTGAAAACAGCATTTTGCAAAAAATACTTATTTTTCATTTTGTTACTGGAATGGAGTGGAATAATTTTATTTTTATTATAATGACTGGATAATAAAAATACGAAACTGGACCCATCAAATGATTTAGATACTTTTTTTGTCATTCTAATATAGATTACAATGGATGACAAAAAAGTATCTATAAGTATAGAACCATATAATTGCGAGCATTGTCACTACATAACCAGTGTAAAAAGTAACTATTGTAAACATATATTAACTGCGAAGCATATTCGAATTACAAACGGATTACCCAAAAGTATCAAAGTATCAAAATATGTTTGCTCTTGTGGAAAAATGTTCAAATTTCGCCAGGGTCTTCATAAGCATAAAGACAATTGTTCTCCAAGTGCAGGTGAGGATCCTGTAATCAATATTGTTATGTTTATGGATTTAATTAAACAAAACAAGGAATTACAAAATCTATTAGTGCAACAAGCAAGTGAAACAAAAACAATATTAGCTCAACACGCAAAAGAACATTCTGAGTTGATAAATAAATTGGTTGAGAGAGAACCTATAACCAACAATACCAATTGCAATAATACTACCAACAATAACAATCAAAAATTCAATTTGAATTTTTTCTTGAATGAAACGTGCAAGGATGCTATGAGCATCCAAGAGTTTATTGAGAACATTCGAATTACTTTTGAAGATCTTCTCACTATGGGTAATGTCGGATTCGTGAACGGAGTCTCTGATATCCTTATCAAACAATTGAAGGATTTGGAAGTCAACAAACGTCCGATCCATTGCACCGATTCCAAGCGCGAAACTATTTATTTGAAAGAAGATGCTGCTTGGAACAAGGACGACAAAGACAAGACGAAACTGAAACAACTAATAGAAAAAATAGAATATAAGAATGTGGCTGCCCTCCATACTTGGTGTAATGAGAACCCAGATGCCAAATTAAACAATACCCCCAACAATCTATTAAAAGATAAGATCTTTTATCAGACACTACAGGGTGACGAACGTACTCGTGAAAAAATAATAAAGAATGTTTCGAAAGAGGTAGTGGTGGAAAAAGAATCATAATGTTGAGACCTTCCTGGTTTTCGAATGTCCGTAACCGTATTGTTTCTTTGCCTTTTTTGCTAATATAAATGCCCGTTTCTTGTGATCACACCCTTTTTCCAATATATCATAGTCAACTGCTGCCGATTTACCTGCTGTGATTGCACTCGCTAGTCGGGCAATTCCCCAAGATTGAGAGGTTTGGTTGGGTCGCGAACCAGATGAAAAATAGGCCCCTTCGCCCTTATTAACAATCTTTTTTAAGGATGATATTGAACAACCTGTTGCATGCGACAATTCCTTACTAGGATGGATCGAATCTACCTTATATATGTTACGAGCGTTTGCTACGTGGGACGAAGGTTTGCTATGATAGGAAGTCAGCTTCTTCCGTGTGTAGTATTTATGCTGTTTGTATAGACGTTTCGATCTCGACAACATACGTAGTTGTTTGTTTTTGTCCCTTCTCGTCAAATTTTTGGGCAAATATCGAAGGGGGACCCGAATATTATTCATATAAATATCGATTATATAAATAATATGTTTAGTAGTTGTCTAGTAATTGTTATAATGTGATAGATTGCGAGCACAGGCAAACGCATTACCCTCTTTGCAAGAGATCATACTACCATAACAGAATTCAGCAAAGGCCGCTTGATCATTCGGTATAGTACTTCCCGGATTCGAATAAAACGGTTGCATCGACTGTTCAAATGTTAGTTGTTCTCCTAAATCCGCGAACAATTTATCAGCAATATCTGGCTGACCGGGATTGGATTCGATGACAGCACGTTTGGCCTGTTCTAAAATCTGGTCATTGATGTTCTTATTGAATGCTGGTGGAGCAGGTCGTTTATTCGGATTGTCGTTAAAATCGGTCATTAATACATTGGAAAAGGGATTGTTCGAATCAGGTGTATCAAATACATCGGGGGGGACGGTGATACCATTCTGTTGATAAAAATCGCGCGCAGGCCCTTCAAACCCTTCCTTGATGGAAGCGGTTTTCTTTTTGCTCGTCGTCTTTGATTTTTCTAACTCGTGATAATAATGCATTAAATAAATAGCCCCTAACGTGACTAAACTGATTAATAAAATGCGGATATTTCGCGTAAGCATAAATCCAATAATAGTAAGTAAAATAACGGTTCTCGTGATCGAGTTCAATTTTTGTTCGTATGTCATTGTTTCGATCGGGAAAAATTCGGTAATATATGTGGGGTCAAACAGTATATTGGGATTTTGTGTCCAGAATGGTATCACCTTTTCTTCGTTTTTTTTATCATCGTACAATTTTGAAATATGATTAATATCATTAAAAGATGAATCAGCTACATATTTATCAGGTGCCATTCTTCCTTAATTATAGTATATATAATATCTTTTATTTTTGCAGGTAGGAGAAACCGTATATTCGGTCCTTTCATTCAGATAAAGGTTATCTAAATATTTAGTTATTGAGCATCGTATTCACAAAGGATGTTAAAGTAGTGCGTGTAATCTTCGATTCGAAATCGACAGTTTGTTCGTCACGTATTAATTTTACGGTAGGAAAGGAAGAGACATTGTATTTGTTCATCGATGACTTGACGTCGCTGGTAGGATTCTCACTCGTGCAGTCAATTTCGACACATTTGATAACATATCCATTGATTTCTGTACCGTCATATTGACTCTTAAACGCGGTCCATTCAGGTTTAGCTCGCTTGCAATGTGGGCACCAATCGGCAAAAAAGAAATAAACGACGGCTTCTTTATTGCGACGGCCTTGATTGGCTACATCTTTAAATCTGTTCTGGGTCTGACTCTTTTGGCGATTGTACCAATAAATCCCTACCGATAAAAAAATAATAAACATAATTACAGAAATGATATAATAATAATAAGGACGAAAGTACTTTCGAATAACATCAACAATATTGGCCATATATATATTTTGTAAAGATTTTATCAATAATCATTTTTACGTATGGAGAGAACTTACCCCCTCATTGTATGAACTATTTACCAGTTTTCACTGCTTCTATATCTGCGTATAATATAAGAAATACGTAAGTTTAGGAAATATGGGACGAAAAACAAATAAAAATAAAACGGTGAAAAAACGGGTACTAGAAACGGTTTCAATCTATTCTACCAAGGATTATGAAAGCAATGACGGTATGTTAGTAACTATATGGGGACCAAGTGCGTGGCATCTACTTCACACCATTAGTTTTAATTATCCAGTCCATCCTACTGAAGAAGAAAAGAAATATTATATGGATTTTGTATTAAATTTCCAATATGTGTTGCCTTGCGGAAAATGTCGAAAAAATTTGATAAAAAATTTCAAGAAATTGCCATTGACGATGGACGATATGGAATCGCGAAATACGTTCTCGAAATACGTTTATAATTTGCACGAAGCTGTGAATAAAATGTTGCATAAAACATCCAATCTTACCTATAAACAAGTCCAAGAACGTTACGAGCATTTCCGCGCAAGATGTGTTAAAAATAAGACAAAGAAACGGGTTAGGTTCTCTAAATCAGTATCTTTATTAGAACCAGGAACAAAAAAAGAGAAAGGGTGTATTGTCCCTCTTTACGGAGAAAAATCGAAATGCATATTACAGATTGTGCCGCAGGATACAGAATGCGAGACATTCCAGATTGATGAAAAATGCATTAAAAAACGACTGATATTATCCTGATATTCCGATCGATGATAAATGAGCAGCAGCAATATCACTACCAACATTTATAAGTCGACTCCGTTCATCTGGAGAACTGACAATCGAATAGGCATTGAAAATGGATATCTGCGGGGATTCTACTTTAATTTCATAAGGAATATTTTTATCGACCATATCAGCAGCCATCAACCGCTTTTCCATCATTTTATTGAATATACAGATTATATAATCGAAAATGGTAGATTCCGAATGCACTTTCTCTTGGTTCACACGATCAATTGTCATCTTAATACCCAATATTTCATCGGGTTTGTTTCCATTATCGATACATTTACGTAGGGGGTAATTGGATATTAACCCGCCGTCACAATAGCAGCATTCGTCAATCAATAGGGGTGTAAATGCGACTGGTAGAGAACAGGAACAATAAACTGCATCAACCAACCGCCAATTCGGATGGGTTTTGTGGGAAAAATCGACCAATTTGTGCTGGTGAATTTCAGTAGAGTAAATATGTAGATCGATATGGGTCAATTCGTAAAATTCGAGAATCGTGATATCGATCGAGACGTCCTTACCGTTAAAGAGTGGTAGGAACGAGTTCTCAATTACCGTAATGTCGTAGATCCCCCGCTTATGAAAGGCATCAATGATGCTATACATATTCATCTTGAACACTTGATTCCAGGGGCGTTTGATGAGGAAATCGTCGAGAACTTCCCATTCGTAATTCAAGCAGAGGATCACACAGAGAATGGCGCCGATCGATGTCCCATACATCGATTCTAGGTTCTCAAACTCCCATAATCCCTGTTTCTGACATTCCTTGGCTGCGCCGTAAAAGGAGAACCCTGCAGGCCCACCTCCTGAGATTACGATACTTTTTATATTAGGTTTATCACTATTCTCCATTACAATATAGTTATGGGTAGTAAGGCTTCATATTTTTTCTGTTCAAAATATATTATTAGAATACATTTTGAAATGGCGTGTTATTTAACAGTTGATGACGAAGAGGCGATGGGAAAAGTGAATATTGACGAGTTGTATGAGAAAAAACAGCGTCGGGACCAGAAACAACTGGCTATATTTAATAAAATATTGAACCGGATTCATAAGCGGATCAAGTTTACATCACATAACAAGACAAATGATAAACATATCTGGTTTGCGGTTCCCGAATACATATTTGGAGAACCTGTATACGATCAGGGGGATTGCATTGGATATTTAGTTAATAAGCTGGAAGAGAATGGGTTTCACATACGTTATGTGCATCCAAACACACTGTTTATATCTTGGAGCAATTGGATTCCTTCCTATGTTCGAAGTGAGATAAAAAAGAAGACGGGGATGGTGATTGATGAAAAGGGGAATGTTGTGGAAAAGGGCGAGGAAGAGAGTGACCCGAATGGTAGGGTAATGAATGACACCAATGGATCGCAGAAATCGAAGAAGGAATATACCCCGGTCAATCAGTATCGTCCTACTGGAAATTTGGTGTACAATCCAGAGATGTTTGAGAACTTGGAGAAGAAGATTAAGATCGGGTGAGATTTCGACCTTTTTTACGATTATTCTTCACCTTTCTACGTATCTTTTTTGTTTTATTATGTTTACCTCCTACAATATTATTATTATTATCAATTTCAAAAGTAAACAATTCGTTTTTATCAGGTTCTCCTTTATAATAATGTTCTGTCTTTAAATAATATTTTTTCCCCCCGTTTTCAAACGCAAAATAACAATCCTTATCAAACATCTTCTGTTTGAATACCTCATTGTATAGTTCTCCCAAATTGGTTTCTAATTTTTCTCCGATAGATGCATCACCATTTCCTACAACATATTCTTTTACATCATTATCACTTATTTTATGAATACCTACAAAGGTAAGTGGTAACTTCTTTTCCGATATCTCCGAATAGTACTTGGAGTAACTAAACATTTTTCCAAACCTAATACTAAGACTGTTTATTTCTTCCACATTTGTATCATATTTGTATATTTGTTTTTTAATATGTTCTACATTTTCGGCATTTCTTATACTTCCTGAAGGAACATTAAAATGAATAATGATCTTGTTATCGGTGTAAATACTATTAATAACGCCATAGTAATTAACTGTTCGCCCACTTGCTACAGAACGATCATCATCGTAAGTAGTGATTGGAACCATAATAACATCTCCCACACTCCATCCGTTACTAATATTCGCTTTTGGAACCATCGTGTATTTTTTGCCGTTAATTAACGTATCTTCTATGATAAATTCTTTGTCATCAAACCCCGGAAATTTTACATAATAATTACTATCAAAGAGACTAGTAATGCGCCGACTTGTGTTTTTCTTGGCATTTGTTTTACCACAAGGATTATTAAAAAAAACATACTGTTCAAGGTTCTCTTCTGGTTTACTAGAATATGAATTTAAAATTTTCTTTTTTTCTGTTCCTGCAAACTGCAACCACTTTCTATATTTTATTTTTTGACCAGGATCAATTGCTGGTTCAGGAGAACATTTTTTAATATTATTTGGTAACTCATAATATTCAATATAATAATACTCGTCATTATTTAATATATTTGCAGCATATTTAGCAGTCTCGTATGTATCTACGATAAACCCAACAATCGTTTTATTTTTTTTCTCCTTAATGGCTTGCAATACTTCATCCTTGATTTTTTCAGGTGGACTCCCATCATTGCTTTCAGAGAACTTGATGGCTTCTGCGTATTCGGCTTTGAGTGGATTAAATATTTCTGTCAACCATTTTTCTTTTTCATCTTTTAAATTACCATCTATTTTATCTAAAACCAACCCTTCCATAACCTGTATTTTAGATTTTTCACCATTGGCACCAACCTGATCAAGATTTTTATGAATATTCCCTTTTGCATATTTATATATACTTTTCGCCTGATTCACATACTGTTTAAAAATCATACGTTGAAATTTCGTTTTTAATTGATCCGGTGTATTATTTTTAGATTCAGCCATTGTTTTCATCATATTAGAAAACTTCGCAGACATTTTAAAAAAGGAGTTTGGATCATCGAGAATTTTGGTAATATCAAGTCTGTCTAACACTTTATCTACAGCATCTTGGCCCTTAGCATTCATTTTTTCTTTTGTATCTGCAACATCATCTTTTGGTTCACCTCCATTCGGTTCACCTCCAAATTGTTTTGAAGTTGTCAACAATTCTTTCAAAGATTTCGGCTTTTCAAAACCCTTAAGGTTATTGATTTTGTTTTTTAACAAATTTTTCAGTCTTTCAGTCTTGCGAAGATTACGACTATCTGTGTGTTCTGATGTTTCATCAGTTAATGAATCTCCTTTCTTGAATAACGTCTTATTGTTGTTTTTTATACTTAATGCGACTTCGACGACGGTAGCTATGATTAAATCTACATTTTTACCATCGTTAATGAAATCTGTAAATCCTTTGATAACATCATCCATTAAATGTGCAAAACAGGTTTTATCATCTTCACAATGCTCCTCATCTTCAATTGGTTGTTCAGTAGCAGGAGGACCAGTAGCAGTAGGAGCAGAATCAGTAGGAACATTAGCAGTATTAACACGACCAAGATCAGCAACAGTTCCTTTATTAATAGAGTCAGTAGGAGAAGGAGATGAATCGGTTGGATCCCCACCAACAACAATATCACTTGCAACTTTCGGTGAAGCTATTTCAATAATTTTTGCAACAATACTACCAGATTGATCTTTATGGTAATCTTCTATTAAATCGCTATAATATTTTAGCAATATATATTCACAGCATTTTCCGTTTGTTTCCATAATAGCAGTTATTGCATAGACGATTCCAAAAATAATTAATTGATAATATTGAACATCTTTAAATTCATCAATTACCAGGCTATAAATTTTTTTTTTTATATTTTGTTTTATTGGATCCTTTTTCATTTTTTCTTCATTGGTAGTAATGCAGATGACTGCATCTTTTACCTCTTTGCTAGCAGCATTATCACTATTTTTATCGTCATCACTAGTACCAGCATCAGCAATAGTACCTTGATCCTTACCATCTTTAACATCAACGTTACTTTTAATAAAAATAGATGGTTTCTCAATAACTTTTTTAATCGTATCTTTATTATCCATTATTTTTAATTGATCTATTACAAGACGAATAATTTTCCCCATAAAATTGTTATTAATTTCATTGTCAATGCATTTAATTTTCCAAAGTCCAAAAATATTTTTTACGTTATGCAGTTTATTGCAGATAGTTTTGGATATAAATAGGGCGATTTTTTGAACGTTTCGTTTAACTTCAGGATCGGCATCAATACCAATTGTAATTGGAACTTGAATATTTCCACAGCATAACAGTGTATTTTCCTTGTCACAACCAGTATCATTTTGTGCTCCTCCTTCTGCTCCTTCATCTGATCCTGTTCCTACTTCTGTTCCTACTTCTGTTCCTACTTCTGATCCTTCTGGATCTTCAGTAGTTGTTCCTACTTCTGATCCTTCTGGATCTTCAGTAGTTGTTCCTTTACCTTGATTCTGTCCTGGACCTCCACCTGCTGCATTATCATTATTTACTATTCCTGCTACTTGATTTTCTGCAATTGTTCCTTTATCATCCATTTATATTATTAGTTATAATAATGTAATAAAAAAATTGAATAAAAACAACTCTTTAAATTAATACAGTATAAAAGAAATGAACGTATCAAATATTCGAGAATATTCGGAGATTATAGAAGAAAAAAAAGTGGAATCAAATCCAACCATTCAACGGTTTAAAATAAAACGCCCATCAAAGTTAATAATATCCAATGAGCGCAGTGATACCGTAAAGGATACTGCTTCTTCCGTAAGAAAACAAGAGGGCGGAAAAACAAAAAAGAAAAAAACATTAATAACCGTAGAAGAACGGGCAAAATTATGGAATATTTTCGAAGACGATAAGAAATTGGTAACAATGGACGATAGCGCAACTTCTAGATCATCAAAAGATATCATCCTAAACACGATATTGGTCGATCCAAAATCCAAAACCCTCGAATCGCATCTTTCTATCACATCAAGCAACAAAGAATTAGAAACCTGTCATCTATGCAACTCTGATCTAATCATAATGGACAATGGATTTCCAACGTGCACTAGTACTAAATGTGGTATTATGTACAAAGACATCTTGGATTATTCCCCCGAATGGCGGTTTTACGGAGCAGACGACAAAAACTCGGTAGATCCTACCCGATGTGGCAATCCGATCAATCCCCTCTTAGTGGAATCGTCGTTCGGTTGCAAAGTATTATGCAATGGAAAATCGTCTTACGAAATGAAGAAGATTCGGAAATGGACGGAATGGCAATCGATGCCTCATAAAGAGAAATCGCTGTACGACGAATTCCAATTTATTACGGTAATGGCTCAAAATTCTGGAATACCCCGGATTTTCATTGATTATGCTATGACGGTTCATAAAGACATTTCTGAACAAAAGATGTTTCGTGGTATGAACCGCGACGGCATTAAAGCAGCGTCAATTTATATTTCGTGTCGATTGAATGGCTGCCCACGAACTGCCCACGAAATTGCGGAAATCTTTCGTTTAGACAAAACTAGTGCGACAAATGGTTGTTCAATGGCCGTGAATATTTTGCAGAACATTGAGCGTAATATTGAACCGGCTCATAAGACTGAATTATGTACAACATTGCCCAGTTCATTTATAGAGAGATATTGCAGCCGATTGAATTTTAATAAGGAGATGACGATGTTATCCAAGTTTTTAGCCAATAAAATCGAAAGCGAGAGTATCATCACAGATAATATTCCTCACGCAATAGCTGCAGGAATTGTGTATTTTGTTGGGCAAGTATATCAAGTAAACAATACAAAACAAGAAGTAAAAGTGGTTTCTGGGGTGAGTGAAGTGACCATCAACAAATGTTATAAGAAATTGGATGCTATACGTGATAGTTTAGTGCCATCTACCATTTTAGCCAAGTATTGTTCTTAACAAGTAAATTTTGTAGGGTTTTGGATTCCGATAATTTGTAAAGGTATTATATATTTTTAATGGAAGAACAACCGATTATCGAGAACCAGAATGATGAAGAGCGTGAACAGATGGAGCGTGAGCAGAGAGAGCGTGAGCAGAGAGAACAGATGGAGCTTGAGCAGAGAGAGCGTGAAGAGCGTGAACAGATGGAACGTGAGCAGAGAGAGCGTGAAGAGCGTGAGAAGGAAATAGTGGAAGAAGTAGCAATTCCTCAAGTCGAAGAGGAGGTGGAAGCAGTTCCTGAAGTCAAAGTGGAGGCAGTTCCTGAAGTCAACGTGGAGGTGGAAGAGGTTGTCGAAGTGGAATCACTTCCTGAAGTGGAAGTTGAAGCTGTTCCTGAAGTCGAAGCAGATGTCGAAATCCTACCTGATATCCCAAGATACAAGGGGGCAATTTTTTCTATTGATAGAGCAGCAACAGCAAACACAGAGAATGAACCTGCACCATCAACAGTGATTCCTTTATATAGCAGAAATACGACCCGAAGAAAGCCAAGTATGCGTCTCTTTATGTAAATAGTTATTATAATAATATAATAACTATGTCAATGAACAAATTCGTTCCCAAAACAATATTTATCATCCCTTACAGGGACCGTGAAAATCAAAAGAATTTATTTATTAGACAGATGCATTACGTATTGGAAGACATTCCTGAAGAAGATTACGATATCTATTTTTCAGAACAATGTGATACAAGGGATTTCAATCGAGGTGCAATGAAGAATATCGGATTTTTAGCAATGAAACTTAAATATCCCTACGATTATAAAAATATAACTTTTGTGTTTAATGACGTAGATACAATGCCTTATCAAAAGAATTTATTAAATTACCAAACAACCCCGAACATTGTCAAGCATTTTTTTGGTTACAATTATACTTTAGGTGGAATCGTTTCTATTTTAGGCCAGGATTTCGAAAAGACCCTGGGATTCCCTAATTTATGGTCGTGGGGGTTTGAAGACAATTTGTTTCAAAAAAGGGTACTTGACAGTGGTCTACAAATCGATCGTGGACAATTCTATGTAATGGGAGGAAAGGATATTATCCAATTATCCGATGAAATGTTCAAAACAGTCAACAGAGAGGAATTTGACCGATATCGCAGAAACACCGACGATGGGATTCATACGATTCAATCATTGGATTATACGATCGATGAAGAGAACCAGACAATCCGTATAAATCGATTCAATACGCCATTCACTAACAATTCTGGAGGCAATACATTGTTTAACATACAAGATGGAAAGACTCCCTTTAAAAATGAACGCAAAAGTAGGTTCGGATCCAATCTAATGAAAATGGCAATTAATTAACAATATCACCCTGTTCCATAAGTTTAAATGTGAGTCCAATTTCTTCATAGTTCTCCCAAATCCCCGAAATTTTGATGACAAACATTCTTTGTGTTTCAGGAAGATTGTCTCGATCATTCGTTACTATTATTTTACCACCATAATAAGAATGATCGTCATAGGGCACTTTATTAGGATCCACATATTCCTTAAATATTTTCATATTTCCCGTATAAAGTTGTTTAGAAAACGTATTAGTGGTCCGAGTATGTAGTTTACCAAACGTTTTAAAATATTCCAAGATGCGTGTTTCGAATTTCGCGAAATCCTGCACGATTGGCAAGTTCTTAGGGGAATAAGGATTAAACCGCAGAATCGATTTATTTGCTATCTTTTCAACGCTTAACCACTCAATCGGAAAATGAATAAAGATGCTATTTATTGTAAACCATTGATTCGAATAAATAATTTTAGTAAAATTACCGTCCATAATAATGTTCTTTTTCGTATCTAAGAAATTGATATTTACTAGGGAAAAATTATACAAATCTATACTTAAATTCATTCTTCTTGCTATTATAATACGATCGCAATGTTTATTTTGTTTTTTATAGATATATAGATTGCTTTAGTTTTTCACGGTTAATGTTGAGGGAGTTAATGTGCTACCACCAATGTATCCGGGAGCCCCACCATAACTATTACTGTTTCCTTGCATTCCAGAAGTTATCGCAATCGGTTCAGCCGTGTAAGAATATATATCATTTAATTTAACGGACGGCATTGTAGAAGCATATTCTGTGTCCAATGATATGATATTTCCATTGGTGTTATCAGATACATCAAAACCTTCCATTGATCGAAGAATGTTTCGACCATAATATAAAATGATAATAACACTATAAAATAACAATAGAACTATTAGAATAGTTCGTTTCACAAGTTGCGTCGTGTATGTCTTAGGAAGAAATCTTGCCATTATAATATATAATATATATTATAATATGACTACCCTGGTTTTTGATTATGGTCATCAGCCAATTATTGCTTGGAAAGGAAAAACATTTAACCAAATAACCTCCTCTATTAAAAAGAATCCTGGTAAAAACAATACTGCTAGTATCCATAACCTATTTATACCACCACCCCTCAAGATTTATCGCCGTGAAATTGCAAATGCTAAAAATACGACGACGTGCAGTAGGCGAGCGTCACAGAAAATAGACGAATTCAATCGCCCAGGTGGCTCTATTATCAATTCATCGTTTTCAGAAAATACGAATGGTTTAGTCAACACTATCGATAACCATCTACCAAACAATACGTGTGAAGAGCCAGGAACGTGTATGCCATTTCTATCCCCTGCAATGAATGCTAGACGTAGATGCCGCAGTGCTGGTATGATACATCAAAAGTATGATATGAAAAATCGTGCTAAATATTACACCAACACGAACCAATACCTAACTAGTCGCAACATCAGTTATGAAAAAAACCAGTTTCAATATCCTACTGCAGATCCGGATTATTGCGTCACATACAATCCGAGTAATGCACAATTTGCTCAAAACGGTGGGGTCACCGCAAGTTCTCTTATTGCGAGGGTAAAATACAATGCGATTCAGGATGCTGCATCTAAAATGGCGAATCCATTGGGAATTGCTACTGCCAATGCAATGGCCTATGGTGTTTCCGAAAGCGGTTATACAGTGAAAGACAAGATTGGCTATCCGAATCCGACCTATCCGTCTGTGAAGAATGGCGTCACGGTGAACTGCAGAGATACTCATATCCGAAGCTTTTAAACCATCGTAAATAGATTACTTGAATTTTGGACCAACGACCCATCCCATCAATACACAGCGCTTTCCTTTCTTAAGTGGAGTTACTTCATTTAGAGTAGATGACGGATAAATCGTCATATGCCCAAATCCGTCTTTAGAAATCGTAGGTTCCTGGTCAAAATGCAACAAGTGTTCATTGCCTTCATATGTGGTAGGATCGCTCAATTGGATCATAAAACTCAATTTTCGGATCGTCGTACTTTCATAAAAAGTATCCAAATGTTTAGGTACGAAATCTCCATCTTCATCATAAACCGTAAATTGCATTTCAGACAAATAATGCAAATCATATTCAAAGAATTTGCTGTTGATTTCGATAATATGCTTCGAACAGGTTTCGAAGATCCATCGCGTATCGTCATTGATCGGAAGAAAACACGATGTGCCGTTCTTTGAGCGAACCACATTTCCACTAGCATCCACTACGATCTCTTTTGGCAATAGTGCATTACCAATATCAATAATCTTATCACAACCCTCCTTCGTATAAGGTTGACACCAGCTCCATCGTTCGATCGTTTCCTTTTTCAGATGCCACATTTGTATATTAAATACAATATTCTTTAAACCCTTTCAGGTTCTCTAACCGCGCCACCAATAAAAATATTTGCATTAGGAATAATACAGTTATTGATGATTATATATGGGACATTGTATTTAATACACCACGCCACGCACTTTTGAATATTGGTTTTGATCAAATTATCGATTTTATCCTGACGATTCTTATTTTTAATTAATGAGATAGTGTAATAGATATTCTCGATTTGTTGTTGCCCGAATATGGCATTGTATTCTTCGAGCCGAGTCATAAAACTTAGGGGGATAGGAATGTTGATAAACCGATGAATATGTTGGTCGGTAGACATCATCTTTTCAAACGTACGATGCAAAACAGGGTAATATGATTCAGTGGATCCAAAGAGAAAACCTTTACAAACTATATATTTCTCCGAATTGGCATATCGACTCGTTTGGGGCTTTATGATATATATTTTTTCGTAAAAAGTGGAGAGAATATAAAGAAGATCGATGCTATGTTGCATAAATGCGTCGAAAATCTTTAATACAAAACATCCACCCCGTTTTTGAAGCAAAAGGGCAAAGGCAATTTGAGCATATAATAGGCGGGAAATAATGATTTCCTGTTGATTAAAATCGAGTGAAAAATCGAAACCGCCATCCGCCGTAATAAAGTCCATCGTAGATCCATACTTTTCTCTGCAATATTCTAGGTTCTCCAAAGCTAGTATATTTCCTGTTCCTGTAGATCCTCTTTCAATAAAAATGTTTTTATGTTGTCGTAAAAAATGTTCGGTTTTCTTCCAAGCCGGTATATTTGGGTCATTGTTTTCATCTAAAATAGTCATACCAACATATTGATCATTAGGACATTGTCTAGCACCAACAATGGCTTCAATAAACCCTCCGGGACCCTCTGCCAAATGAAACGTCCGGATAGGTGCCTTATCAAAGTAAAGATCAAACAGGTGGATAATTTCAATCATTTTGAAGTAGGACCGTGATAGGGGTTTATATTTAGAAACACACTTCTTTCTTTGTGGGATAAGGCTATGAATGTATTCGTAGGGATTCGTATATTTTTTGAAAATGTCCCAGTCTTTCTCTTGAGATTCCAATTCTTCTTTGATATCATATAGGTAGTTAGAGAGGGAATTTGATATAACTGGAATAGGTACTACATCACTTAGGACACAATCGATGTATTTATGTGATAAATAGTTCGATCTAGGTAACAAGTAATAAGTCATAATATGTGTAATATACTACATAATATGATATGTAATTTTTATATGGTTATCATATCTACATTTACGCCCTTTTCTTCAAGGTGATTTTTTCCCCCGTAAATTTCGGCCCTTCTACCGCAGTCTGTTCTTTTGGTGCAGCCAAAACAGGCTTCTTCAGAACAAGTCGCCGTTTTTTCACAATCGGCTGTTCCAATTCCGCGTTCTCTTGTACCATTTCTTCGATTTCTTTCAATGTTTCTTCAGAATTGCGGTCTTTAAACTCCTCTTCTTTTAATAGGGTTTCCATCATTTTCTTGGCATCGACCGATCGCACCTTCTTAAATACAAAGTATCGATTCATAAAGGAAATCCGTTTTTCTTCTGGACTCATAAACAGAGCCGATCGATAATTCGCCTGCTTGTTGGAATCCCGTTTCACCTCATTTTCCATCAGGGTAAAGAGTTCAGAGAACATTGCTGATCCATCAGGCAACCCCATATGTCGGGCCTCGTCTTTTGTTGCCAATACAAATCCGTAATCTTCCATTATCCGAATGAAATAGGGGAAATTTACTAGATATTCCTGGATATATTGGTTGATACTTTCTTGGTAAACATGGATAGGATATCCGAGACTTAATTCGTCTTCGGGGAATCCGGATTGGTCATATTTTTTAATAATCTCGTATATTTTTCGACCCGCTTTCATAATAGTAACACCATCGTCCTTACGACTTGATTTTAACAATTTAAAAACAGTTTCACCGTCATAACACGTTCCTACAAAATGTCCACCCAATTTAGTGCATTCGGACACATTTCGTAGGAACTGATGAAAGGTTCTCGGATTCTTGAAGAAATAATGTAATGCGAATTGACACGATGCGATATTGAATCCTAATTCACCAACACCATATTGGTTATAAACACCCTTACCTAATTCGGTAATGTCTTTAGGGCCTTGACCAAATACTGCACGAGCAACCTGTTTCTCTTTTTCTGTAGAAAACGCCTGTCCGCTGCGAATATTGATGCCGCTGTCGCCTTGAACAAAGAGGGCCTTTGGTACGTCCGAATTCTTTTGGGCTTCTTTCAAATATCGGACACAAGCGCCGTCACTCTGGTTAATAATATTATCTTTGGAATAATCAATGCCGAACACAAACGACATATGGGAATCAACCCATTTTCTAAGATCACCAGCTTTCCCTACCGCGAAATCGATGAGAGTATCACCGCGATTCGCTACCCCTACAATCAGATTCTTTTTAACATAGAGATTGTGGAAATCGCGTAGGCTCTGGGTATTTGTCTCAGCGTTCGATTTATTGTAGTAAACGTCTTCGTCGACCGTACGTTCAGGAATGCCCTGGCCACTCGAAATCATATTATTCGTAATTGGATGATGAATCGAATACCAATTACTGTTAGCCACTTGATAAGCATTACCGAAATTGTTCTTTTTCGAACGGAGTTGTGCGGTTTTATCGTATCGAACTCGAATCGGAACCCAATTCCATCCGCTAGCGTTCTCGAGAACATACTTGAATTCCACGATCATATCGTCTTCGAAATATTCGCCTTCTTCGGTCAACATCAACAATTTGGATCCGTCTTCCTTCAACATAATATTAGCAAAACAAGCGGTCGGATCATAGGGCTCACTAGGTACAAATGGGACAGGTTTGTATTTTTTGTCCTCGTCTTTTTGGTCTTTTAACATTACGACAGTATCATTCAATACATCTTGGAAAGGATTGATAAAGCCATCTTTTTTCGGGTTAAACCCTACGTGTAGAACCATCGTTTTATATTGCAAAACCTGTTGAACACTCTGTAGATCACGCCCGTCTTGATAAATATGGTGGACCTCGTCTTTTCCCGATTTATCTTTCTTCATTGTCACCAAGAAATCAACGGTATTGAATTCAGGAGGCTTCCATTTGAACGAATGGGTCCAAGTAATCTTGAACAGATCGCTAGCGGGGCCGCCCTCTTTCGTCCCACCTACTGCCAAATTGGAGGGGGTGAATATGAGACCATCCGTTGTATACTCGTAGGTAGAATCCTGGACATTTGATAGGATATCAGAACAGCACTCAAAGATACTACGTCCGAGACCAGTGGCTTGGAAATTCTTGCACTTTACCATAAATCCCGCAGAATGCTTAGGTACATTGGGGGTAACCTCGCCCTTTTCCAGGGCTTCAAAGAGCGAGTTCGGTTTTAATAGTTCGATGAATTGATTTAAAAGGGGCAATCTATACTTTGTATTCGTTTCGATTATTTCACCTTCTTCACTAGAAGGTTTGGGACTCTCGACAACGTCAGCCGGATAAAATGCGAAATCACGGGTACTTATCTTGTTCACAAAATAGAGATCAAATGCTGCAAACAGGTTGATATATTGACCATTGCGATCGTGTTTGATATGTTCTCCATCCAACACACTATAGAACAGTGTCTTTTCCGTGGTCCTAGTTCCGGTATAAATAACATTCATATTCGTATCGATTAAATAAATGTTTCCATCATTAGATACGTATAATAGACGACGTTCACCATCCGCCTTGTCAGTCACCGTATATTGTTGACGAATGTTGGGGGCGGTGCTCGTTTTATTAGCAGGCACAATGTTTTCCAATTGCAGGGTAAAGGAGGATGGACCAATGAAATCTGACGGATAAATACGGCGGGGGTTTTTCTTGATCTCGTCCATAATTTCCTTCGTCGATTTCTTCCCCTTTTTTTCATCGTCGGCACTCAATAAATCGCCGTGTACTACTGCCATATATTCTTGGAGAATATCTGCCTGTTCCTGATAAGAGATTGGGAATTTGGTTCCTTGTAGACCGCTCAATACTGTTCGGATACATTTTCGAAGAGCATCCATCAGCGTTGCTGTCGTACTATAATCAGTTCCGAGCCCTACCCTCGTATTATCAATTTCGAGTTCGATCTCGTATTTTTCGACATTATCAAACACGCCTGCATCTTGGATGCTATACTGAGGAAGAGGTATAAAATTACGAGTAGTTGCAGAAGATTTTACAATACTTAAATCCGCAAAAATGGGCAGTGTGGGATGATACATTCGGACACGATTCATAGATCGAAAGATTTTCTTTGAATCCGCCCATCGACTTATGATATTACGTGCAATGTCGGTTTGAATATGAAAATCCTGTTCGGTCTGGTAGGAGACTCGGAAATTGAAATCGTCCATATCGACTCTTTGTAAGAAGGTTCCTGATTTGTCAACTGCTGTCACTTTTCGTGTAAATTTGATTTTATTAAACAGGGTCGATGGCATATTGATAACACTTTGAATGCTATTTGTGCGACAATATTCTTGTATGAGATCCGTCCCGACAATTTCCGCACGAATTTGCATTTTGGCTTTACCAGTTCTCATATCAATCGTTTCGGGAATAATACGCAGGATTTGGAGTCCATCATTGTTTTCTGGTAAAAATCCGCACGAATATAGTTGTTTGACCACATTATCATAATCGATTTTAGTAAGGGGTTTGGCAAGTTTATGGTTAGTTCCAAACCGGACTTCGAATTCATTCTGTTTGTGGCCATTCTTAATAATGGGATTGCTTTCTAAATACTCCTTTACCAAGTTCTCAAATGCCTGTTTTTTCTGTTTTATGGTCTTAACATCATTTGATTTCGGTTTTTCCATTTGTAGAGAGTTAAATATATAGTATATTATAATACCATATATTTACATCCTTTACAAAACTCAATTTTTTGATAAAACTTCTATGCGCTGAACCAATTACTTGCATTCTGAACTATTTGATATAATTCCGCCTTCTTATATTTCTTGGTCGTGTCCAATACACCCAATTTTTTTGCCAATGATTCCAAATCATCCGTCTTATAATGACTCGCTGCTTTGATCGGTTTCATATAATTGACCAGGCAAAATAAACGCGTTTTCATTTCTTGAATATCTGCTCTTGACTTTTTATCTGTGTCCACACTGTATTTCCCGTAACTATCCTTTTTCAAGACGTAATAGGGTGTTTCCTCGTCTGAATTGGATGTAAATTCTAGCATTAATTTTCCATTTGAGTGGACGATTACAACATTTATTTTGTAATAAACGCATAATGCTAATAGACATTGGAAGTCGGTTTCTTTTTGGTTCGTAAGGAAATCGGACATAATTTCTTGAACAGCTGCTTTGGTGATTTTATAATTAGTCTCCTTCATTTTGCTACCATTGTCACGAAGAAAATCGGCAATTATCTTCTTTATCTCCAATTCTTTCACTCCATAATTTCGATCGACATTGATGTATTCACCATAGCCATTGGCTATAATGTAAATGCACCAGAAAAGAGTGTCTTGTTGCTTAGGTGCATATGCCCCTGAAAAGGGTGTTTCGATTTCTCGAAAATTATCTATTGGGCGAAACATATTTTCGGGAGTGTTAGACTCTGATACGTTACTGTCTTCTCCTTGAAATGGTAGTGGTGTTATGCAGCGGGTTTCTTCTTTAAATTCGTTTTTCCGATGGAGAATAGCAATGTCTTCAATACTAGATACTTTATGAAACGATGGGTCGATTTCTTCTCTTATACTATCGATTGACGTGTTTGGCGAATTTTCAACCTCTAAAGCTATCCGATTCTGCATTACGTCTTTTGTAAGCATAAAATTGTTTAAATTAAGTAGTGTTGTATTGTAACAATCGTCGTTTGTGTTAAAAAACAATTTGTTTAATAATTTTGACACAAACATAATCTATAATTTGATATTATCGCTATATAATAATGTAACCATATCTTTATTTTCTTTTCCTATAAAACAAATTGTGTTACGATGGTACGCTATGCCCTTCTGCAAAGAAAATATTTTTAAACTCCTCTTTTTGACACTCCATCGTTACCAATGATTCTTCTTGGTCTTTGATATAATCGATGTATTTTTCGAGCTCAAGTATGGTCTCCTCGTTTATAAAGGACATATTGACATAAACACCACTTTTGTTTTCATTCAATTTGCATTCGAACTTTTCCAAGATTTTCAATATCTCGATTTGGTGATGTTTGTTCATTACTTCAATCGAATTCTTAATGTTCTCCAGACGGTCCATTTTATTGTATGATATATGGACAAGTATTTATTAGGTTTATTAGATAACATTAATGTTATAAGTGAATAATTAGAGGTGTGTATTACAAACGAATAAATTAAAGGGATTTTTTTATTTAGATCAAAAAATATATGGGTGCTAATAGTAGTTCTATTGCGGTTACAGATATAGAAACAAATGATATATTAAAAATTCAGGAAAAATTAAATAAAAAGTTCTCAATATCATTGGAAGTACAAGTCGCCCATTATACACCCAGTATTTTCCCACTTGTTCCGATTATCAACGAAAGAAATAACAAATTATGTGTGGATTCTTGGAAATTAATTTGTAATAAACGGGAAATGACCGATTCTGGAGTGGAACTTACCGGCATTACATTGTTTTATAATGATTTTTACGAACGTTTAAAGTTGGTAGATGAAAATCGCAAAATAGAAAGTATATTAAGTTCTCATTCGTATGGTACGAATAAGATAGCTAAAAAAGGTGAAATAATTATACGTATTATTAATTATGCATTATCTATTGTAAAAAATGATGAACAAACTCTTTATCGTCTTTACAACTTGGGGAAGGCACATACGAAACGATCAATACGACCATATATGTATTCAATTTTTATACAAACATTACTTTATACGATTGCGAATCAATTAGGACTTTATGCAACACACGAAGTAATGGAGGCCTGGGTAAATGTATTTTCATTTATTATGAAATCTATGTTACCACCTGCGATAAAAGGACAGACATTAGCTACAGAAATATGTATAAATACAAAGACAGAGTTCTCGTCAGATGTTGTAAAAGCTCAGGTTCAAGAAATAAAGTACGAACGGGAAAAGGTATTGTCAAGTGCTCGTTCATACCAAACCAATAGAACACCAAATAATTATGCATTATTGCAAGGTTCTCGACCAATGTCTGCAATTACCAATGAAGAAAATGGAATATCAACTAGATATTCTAATAATGGTGTTCATTCAGGTCAATTTCCACGGACATCACAACCTATTACGGAAGAAAAAAATGTAATGGTACCTAAATTACTACTGTTGAAACCGGATGAGGAAGAATTCTAGAAAACGGATAACTTTATTATACTATAAATGTTTTATTTATAGAAATCACTTAAAGAGGTAACGCGTTGTATTATTATCAGAGGTAGCAAGGTAAGTCGAAGGGGAGTTTTATATGGTTAATTTTTTCTAAAAAATAAAAGAATATTACCACTGCAAATATGCAGAGCGCGCTTGTATAATAGTGGTTAGTTTCACCGTCTTATAAACGGTTGGCCCCGGATCAAACCCGGGCTTGCGCAAATGGTAATAATAAAAAAAATAATTTAATGTATCGTTTTAAAATTTCCAAAATTTTTGCAGTCAAAAATAATTTACACTTAAAATTAATGTTAGCATTAATGCATTGCCCTGGTAGCTCAATCGGAAGAGCAATAGGCTGTTACGTCGCTGCATATATGCAGCCAAGATACCTATAGGTAGTGAGATCGAAACTCACCTGGGGCGAAATTTAATAAATTTCATAAGTGCTAATATTGTATTTATGAAATAGGATCTATGATGGGTTCTGATGTGCAGAAAGATTAAGGTATAATATAAATAAGTTTACTAGAAACTATTTAAAATAATATCTCCCTTTAATTTATAAAGATGTGCCACGAAAAGGGCTGTATAAAAGATTCAGTTTATAATTTTAAGGATATTCGTAAACCAATATTTTGCATTTCACATAAAAAAGATGGTATGACTAATGTTAAATTCAAAATTTGTGAGAAAGATTTATGTGAGAATCGCGCGAGATATAATTTTGAAAATGAAAAAACACCGATTTTATGTTTAGTTCATAAAGAAGATGGTATGTTTAATATTACATCCATTAGATGTATTTATGAAAAATGTAGGATTACTGCGGGTTATAATTATGCAAATTTTAAAAAACCATTATATTGTTCTGAACATAAGAAAGATAATATGATTGATTTAAAAAGTAAAAATTGTTTACATAAAGGTTGTAAAGTAATTCCAAGCTTTAATTTTGAAAATGAAAAAGTTCCAATATATTGTGTTGAACATAGTAAAGATAATATGGTTAATGTTAAAAATAAACTATGTAACCACCAGAAATGTAAAAAACAGGCAAGATTTAATTATGAAAATGAAAAGGAATTATTGTATTGCAATGATCATAAATTAGATAATATGATAAATATAAGCGCCAAAAGATGTAAAACGCATTTATGTCCTGTACAAACTTCTAATACTAATTATGAAGGTTATTGTTTGCGATGCTTTATTAATTTATTTCCAGATAAACCTGCGCCTAGAAATTATAAAACAAAGGAACAATCTGTGGTGGATTTTGTATTGAGTATATTTGATCAATACGATTGGATCACCGATAAAAGAATTAAAGACGGATGTTCAAAACGACGACCAGATTTGTTATTAGATATGGGGGACCAAGTGATCATAGTAGAAATAGACGAAAATCAACATATCGACTACGATTGCTCGTGTGAAAACAAACGGACAATGGAGTTATCTCAAGATATAAATCACCGTCCTATGGTTTTTATTCGGTTCAATCCAGACAGTTACTATGAAAACGGAAAATCTATATCATCGTGTTGGAGTATAAATAAAAGCGGAATTTGTGTTATTTCTAAGACCAATACAAAGGAATGGAATGATAGATTATCAGCATTGAAGAGTCAAATTGAATATTGGTGCAGCAATCGCACAGATAAAACCGTAGAAATAGTTCAATTGTTTTATGATATCTAAAACTTATTTAAATATAATTAACCATTAATATAAAGAAAATCAATATGACAAACAATAAAAAATCAAACTATTTAAATGTAATAATGAGCAAACTGAAACAAGTTATGGAAGACGACATTCATCCTTGGCACGAATATATTCAAGGAAAATATGCGGTACGAATAGAAAATGCCAATTATGAAAAGAATATTTATATTCCACGTATACGATTGAATAGGATTATAAATGAATCTGATAGAAGAAAGTCGTTTGATAACTATATAGACGAACAAATTTACCCGTATATTTACATAGACACTCACATTGAAATATGTATTTGCACACCATTTTATGTCCCATTTACAGGGAGTATCGTAATCCGTAAAGTGAAAAAGGGGAAATGTTTGGATGATGTTGATGAGGTTACAAAAGTATGCAGTCAACCCTGTTGGTTTTTTTATAATCGCATTTTCTTTGATAAGCGGAAGCTAATGAATGAACTCACTATTTTTGTGAAAGGTATGCGATTTGAGATCGGTGTATGAATATTTTAAAAACAATATAATGATTTAACAATAATCATTATATAATGGATCATAATAAATATTATATTGCTATAGCAAAAGAGAAATACGATTGTGCCTATCAAGAAATGTGTTATCTCGGTATATATAATTGTTTTTCTGTAGCATTAGAACAAGTGAAAAATAATAATAAAAAGACCTATGTTTGTGGAGTTAGAGAATTCGATTATTATATTTTTTTGTCCAATGTAAACGATACAACTGTTACGAAGGAAGAAGATTGCATTTATTCTCTGACTTCCGCAATGTATAAACAAAATGAAGAATATGTAAAAGAGGAGTATAAGCAATATATCAGTTCTCCATCGGTGTAATTAAATACCTTTGAATTTGGAACTAATGCTATATATAAATATAGAACCAGAAATTAAACAAGTTAATCCATTGATCATAATCAATTTATTTGATATTTTTTTATTTTCTAAAAACGGCCTATTTATATTTTCTAATGATGTAGAAAATATATAAACCGAACCAAATAAGCAGGCGGATAAGATAATAGAATTATTCATAATGCTCATTTTAAATTGAAATAATAAATGAATATTTCAATCAATTTTTTCTCAAAAATATTTTATCTGGTATTTACTAATCTTTATACAATAAAATATAAAGATTATTTTATTGTTTAATGCAATGGAAGAAAGCAGAGAAAAGGAAGAAATATTGGAACCAGAACCACTATCAAAAGATGACCAACGATGGCGTAACAATACGGAATATCAAATTATAAACTATATCATCAACTATATAGAAAATTGCGATTTATTGTTGCTTGATTATGCGAGACATGAATTAGAAAGTTATTCGCCAAGGTCGGAGATTGGTGCTATTATACAAATAATACGTACTAAGTACGAATGTATTCTGAACAATACATCAGTATCATTGATGAATAGAATATATTCGCATCATTTACAATATAGATACATCAATACGAATATCGATTATAGCAGTAAAGAGATTCAAGAATTTATCAAATTTATCGATTATAACAAAGAAAACAAATCCAATTTTGATTTCGAGCGGTTTAATTTATTAAATCGTCAAATAATTGTACGAATCGAATATGAAAGAAATAAACGCGATACATTGTCCAAAATAATTAGAGAAAAAAAACAAGAACAGGAAAAAATCGAAAAAGAAACCGGAGATAAACTTAGAGAAACATATGGAAAAAAACCTACTTGTCGTATATCATAAGCTTTCATCCACTTCGATTCATCACCTATTCTACACCTGTAAATGAGAAAAGATGTAAAGGGTTTAAACATTTTACGCATAATCATCATAGATGGGAATTTGTGGTTATCGTTCAAAATCCAAGGAATCGTTAAAAATTGTTAACAAAGTGGTTCGAAGTGGTCGCGCGGATATCATCAGTATTCACCATAATGGTCCGATACAAGAAGCTAAATTAAACGAATTGTTCGCAATGCATTGTAAGAAGGTATACGATTCTGAAATAAAGGCGCAGTTAAACATGAATACGGGGTTATACGTCGAGTTTGATTGTATGTTACCACCTTGTGGTGAAACGTGGTCGAACGGAAAAAATGTCACCAATAGATTCAATACGGGTAATTTCATAAGTAGTGCATTTATACGGCATCCGAACAATCGTAACGAGTACATTCCACTGAAACCGGTATTTGAGATTATGCAGGGCATATTGAAAACGATGTGGTTAAAATACACGGTTTCATTCGAACGTCTCGAATATAACACGCGATATTGGGAAGAATCCAATGCGGTTCTCGTAATCCACATTTTGCAACAATGAAAAAATATATCAAATGAACATTGATATATTTTTACGTCAAATTCTTAATAACATTACACAAAATTCTAAACAACTAGATCAGTAGCATTTGCTGAGATCGTACGCAAATCCTCCAGCCCCATCTCGACCATTTCGATCGCCTCCGTATCCGACTCATCAATGATCGCGTCGAATTTCTTGTTGATCTCGTAGACCTTGGCGTCAGTCATTCCCTTGCTATAACGCCCCAAGAGCATCGACAAGACATCCTTCATATTGAAACCGCTGGCCTCGAGACGACGCGACAATTCTTCAACATCGCATTCGTTCTCTTCGTCTTCCTCACCTTCTTCGTCACTGTCCTCGGTACCAATCGTCTCATCGTCGTCGTTCTCCTCATCATCCTCCTCCTCTTTGGGGATGTCGACCAGATCCGCTCGGCAACAAGGGCAAGCCAGGTTGTCGTGCATCATCGATGTCATCAGGCACTTGAGGCAAAAGGTATGACCACATTCGGTCGTGCAGTTATTTTTGGTTTTATCGATTGATTCGTAGCAGATGCAACATTCGGACCCTGTCGCTTCCACCACTTCCACTTCTTTTTCGAAGAGGGACTCGAGACCACCTTCGACGACCAAAGAATCATTTTCTTCTTTGTAAAGGGCTTCGATAAAAGATTCGAAGGTATCTTCGACTACCTCAGGCGAACCCTTTTCTTCGTCGTAACCGTAGTCACAGCACAAGCAACCTCCAGGTTCACAATGAGCCAACTGGTTTGGCTGATAGTGAGGGGAGCAGCCAGAGCACTTGTTGACAATGGGAGTACTAGACATTTTGAATATAATATTGTTATATTATTGATTGATAATGTTAGAGAACTTATAGAAATAAGAATCAATTTTTTATGCTTAAAACATATCATTTAATCATAAAAACTAAAAATGATAAATCGTGTTAGCAAAACCGTGAAAAAAGGAAATTTCGTTCACCATTTTCCCCAGAAGTTTCCTTCCTTTTTCCAATGACCGAAATTGTTCGATGACATCCTGACCATTTTCCAAATGCAATTCGTAATCATTGACATATCTCGAAATCTCGGATTCTGCGTACGTATCCTTGTAAAACGTGTGCATATGCCATACTTTCAATTTGTAAAATTTCTCGTTCTCGGACGGATCGCATTCACACGGTTTCGTTTCTATCACGATGCGAGGAGATTTAAAACATAGATGTTTGGTGATGTTTGTATCGTATCTGAGAACTCGTTTCCCCTTGCGAAATTCGTCTTCATCTATGTCGTAAAATTCGGCAACTTCTTCCGAAAGCACACGCTTGGTTTCTCTTTCTTCTTCGTAATAATAGGTCGAAGGGTCAGATTTTTCTGAGAAATCGTTTTCGTAGCAAAAATTGAGGTGCGTTCTCACATACCGTGATTTTGAAAGTGGTAACGACTCTTCAGGATCGTACAACAATTGCTCCAAAAGATTCTGACCAGGTAACAATGTATGAATCGTCCCTGCCCGATTGTATCCCAACAATAGGTCTACTTTTCGGAGATTGTGAGGAATCGTTTCTAGGCGTATTGATACAATGTCGTGGTCCTTAGGAAGTTTATTTGTCAATTCTACTCGAGTTGTTGTATATTTTTCAACAGGATAGTTGATTTGTTTTGCATTGCGTATATCAGGTTCGATAGTTATGATCATCCTCTTACTATATATGACCAATTCTTTATATTTATTCGTCAAAATGTCTTGCAACGATTTCTTCTGCGGATGTATCGTCGATGGTATACACCACCTGTTAAATCACGGTTCTCTGTCAAGACATAGGTTATAGTATCTATAGCAGGAAAAAAGGCGTCACATTCCACTTGGCAGTCGATTTCATTGACGATCAATTCGTTACAATCTTTGTGATTGATGGCTTCACTATATAACATTGCTCCACCAATGACGAAAATGTTCTCTATGAGTTTCAACTTATATAGATATTTCAAAGCAATGTCCAATGAATTGAAAAACAACACATTGGTGTCGAAAGGGGTGCGAACAAAATCCATAGATTTATTGGATTTCAATAGAATGGTTGATTTTCCTGTAAAAAGGGGAGCAGCTGTGGCTGGACTACGTGATGTAATGCAGATATTCAGCCGATTAGGTAATGGTTTGAAATTCAGACTTTCAAATGTTTTACGTCCCATAATGACCGCATTAATTTTTTGTTCGTCGAGTCGTTGGGTCGTTAGATTCTTGAAATATTTCATATCTATTTTGTTACGCCACGGGAGTTGGCCATTGATACCAATTCCGCGATTTGGCGATGTTGCTGCAATAATCGTAAAATGGTTAGGCATAAATTGTATAATATAAAACGAAATGTTTATATTATATTACGTACAAAATTGAAATTATTTTATCATATGCCAACATATTATTCGTCCTCCTCCTCTTCAACCCCGTACTCACCTTCTCCTGTCACAATATCGTCTTCCACAAATTGCAATTTGGGCATACCTCCTCTCTGTTGACCCTCTTTCTTCTCTACCAATTGCCCCAAAACGCAAATATAGGGGTCATTGAGTTCGAATCTGACACCAACAACTCTCACAATAATCTTGGCATTCTCCTTAATCTCGGCAAACGTTCGATCGTTAAAATGGTGATCACGGGCAATAAATGATGTAATCGGAATTGCACCCACATTATCAGTCACCTCTGCGTGAATGCCTGCCTTAGTAATTGTTTTAACATCACACTCGATCAACATACCCTCTACTGGGTGACAAATCATACATTCAAATACGGTTTCGAATTCAACATTGGATCCACTCACATTCCCACTCGAATACCGAATGACTTTGATCGATCCAGGACGAATAAACCCCTCGGCAATGCATTTACCTTCATTGCGCTTCGAAATAATTTTTTCTAAATTTTCCTTGACACTTTTCCCAACCTCGACAATGGGGAGAACCACCTTCATTGTTAACATAGATTGAATATACACCCCGTATACATTACGACCCTGATTAGGTCTTGTTCGTGCTTGTTGCATTATGATATACTGTTATACTACTATAATGATATAATTTAATGTTTATATCATTATTCTCAATTTTTTAAGGGAAACCCAGATTTCCCTTGATGGGTTTCCCTTACCTACTTCACCAATTTGCTCAACACTGACCTCTCTAAATCCAAAAACCATACTTTGTCATCGCGGCCCATCTTGTTATAATAACGCATCAACATTTCCAAAATAACACACATACCCGGTTTAATAATCAAATTTTTGCCTAATTCTGTATCTTCCGTGTTCTCCTCGCTATATAAAAAGTCGGTATCCATAATCATATTAATCTTTTTCATTACATCCTTCTTTCCTTCGCCCCCACACCGAGAACCTTTCTTCAATTTGCTCTGTAAATCCAACGTCTTAAACACTACATCATTATTACGGAAAACTTGCATAAATCCAATGAGTCGGCTCATTTTCGAGGGTGGAACAAACGATACAGGTATTGCCAACTTAATTGCTGCAATGCGATCAGTCGGTTGGGCCGCGGTCCATATCGTTTTATCTTCCAAATTGTTCTGCATAAATATTTTCAGTCTGTCTTCGCTGCTTTCTGTAATAACATCGACGATCAATATGACAGTTTTGAAACCTCGAACAGTGACTATTTTACTATCAAAGTAACTGCGTATCTCGTCTTGAAATGGGAAAACAATGTCGCTTTCACCTAGCGAATAAAGATGTTTCACGAGCAAAATGCGTTCGTCGAATGGCAATAAATCCAAGAAATGTTGAATCGTAAATAACTTCATATCTGATTCGGGGACATTGTGATTCGCCGCAATCGTATCAAACACATACCCCAAATTCATATACCAATCCGATTCTCCAGAAGCCAACCGGACATTTTCGAGTTTTTTGGTTCTCCATTCTTCTACCAATTCAATTGCCATTTCTAGCCGTTTAACGATCGCATCGTAGACCTCTTCTATGGGTCCAGAAGCCTCGACCGCTACAGCCCCCTCTTGTTCGACCAGTAGTGCCCCCTTTTCTTTCGGCAAGTCGATCTCGACAAACTCCCGTTTGTGATCAATAGGTAGGGTGCGTTCAAATGTCGATATGGATTCGTCGGTGATTTCTATCGGTTGGAATGCATACAAATCGGCGCGATTGATCAAATACCCTGTCCTTCCCCAGCGGTCAAATACAAATTCGCTCTTATTGTCGACAAACCTTGATAATGCATAATCGATATGACTCGTAGGATATTTCTTTATTATGTTGATTGCGGAAATCAATTCGTCGCGTCCGTAAGAGATTCGTTCTCTAAATAGATCACGAATGCGCTTGACAATTCCGCTATAATTCATTTTCAAAAAATCATCATTGTATGTTTCTTGGATAATATCAGTATCCGAAATCGTTGCTGTAGGGCTACAAGTGAATGCACAATTGTCCATATAATCGCATATTTGAGTAAATGGACGATCACCAATGGAAAATGGTATTTTCTCCTGGCCCTTGCTCGATAGTTCGATCGCAATGTCCTTATTTTGGGCCATCTCGGTCAATTTTTCCACAGTCAAATTGGTCTGGCCAATGTTCAATAGACAATCCACTGAAACTTCTTTCAAGAGCCGTGTCACCTTTCCAATTTGGGTCGCCTTCTTTTCTGCAAATCGATAAACATACAGATCGGCCGGTTCTTCCTCACCCTCACCGTAAGGCAATGTGGCGTGTAAATAAATCTCGACATTACGCTGTTCAAATTCCAGAAGACAATGACTTAGATTCCTTACTCCGCGACCAATGATTTGCTCAATCCTGCTCATATTGTACCAAGGTTCCAGGATGTGGACTTGACGAACACATTTGAAATCGAGTCCTTCGGAACCCGCCTTGGATATAATAATCACCTTGACCTTTTCCCCATTTTTATTGTCCGGATTCGTAGCATACTTGATATCGGCCAAATTGTCGGGGGAGAAGGCCTTGTTACCAGTAACCATCATATACTTGGCCTGTTGGATTTTTTCGCTGCCGGATCGGGTTTTCATAGTTAGGGCGTCCAATGGTTCGACAGGTGCGTCTTTAAACAATGATTTGGCGTGGCTTGCTACGCTGAATCGTCCGAACCCCATTTCTTCTAGGGCCAATGCGATCGGGACAACCCCGCCCTCGATGTATTGGCTATAAATTAGGACAATTCCGGTCGAATTTTGGATGGCTTCGCAAATCTTCGCTATTTTACTGCTATATTTTCCAATGTTCTCCTTATTGAAGATATGTTCGACGCCGGGTTTGTATTCGAAATCATAAATATTAGGAATTGCCCCTTTGTCTTCTTTTCGATTCATAATGTGATAAAGACCACGCTTCCCCACAATATTCTTAATGATTTCCTCGTTTTTCTCTTCCGGATAATTTTCGTCGGGTTCCTCTACGATTTCTCCCAATTTATCAATTTCGGGGTTCGGAAAGATGATATTTAATGCTTGTAATGGCTGCATTAACAGCGTATAACCGAATGATTCCATATTTTCAAAAGAGGGAAGTTCTCTCACATCACCGAATTTGTTGGTCGTACTAAACGATTTGTTACGCAAATGTCTCATAATAAAATCGTAGCCCTTGGATTGGTATTCACCGATTTTACTCACGTAGACGGGGGTGATTTTTAAAGGGTCTTCAATGGTTCGCCGATTTAATTGCTGGGTAGGGTATTTCTCGATACTAGTTATGTTATTCTCAGGGGAGAATGTATCTGGATAGATGCGGAGAGGGAACGTATACGGGTTTTCACCTCGAACATAGGATATATATCCGGTCAATTTACGTTGTAAAAGTTCTCTACCACCCTCGATTTGTTTCCCATCTTTTGACGTACGTTCGGGTAAAAATCCCCCCTCTTTGTCAAAGACATCGGATTCGCTAATCGTCGCACGTTTGTCCACCATATTCATTAAATTGGTAAGCCATATGATCTCTTTGTAGTTATTATACATTGGGGTAGCTGATAACAATAATATACGCATATTATAAGCATACCTGGCAACATCCATCAATAAACTTGCGGTTTTCGCATCTTCCTTGTTGTCGTCGGATATGCGAATGTTATGGGCTTCGTCAATAATAATGAGGCGATTGTCAAAGTATTTGTGGATTTTTTTGATGCGCAATTGTTTTTGTTGATCGATGGAGAACCTGGCGGCTTGAGGAATGTCGGTATGGCGTTTGATATAGTTGGCCAATTCGGTATAACCCATAAAATTATAATATCGATTGATAATAGTATTGATTTCGCTAATAATACGATCTTTCGGGATACCTGTCAAATTGGTAGGGTTGATTTCTTTCAATAGGGAATTTCCAATACAGGTATTCGATGTCCATAGGCCATTCACCATTTGCAGTTTACGTTCGTCAAACAATTGAAGGCGATAATTGTCTTGGACATTCGGACTAGCAATGACCAAGATTGGTTGGTTAAGACCAATCTGCTTCATATACGAACGCATTTCCTCTGCGATTCCGATACTGCTGCAACTTTTGCCCGATCCCAATGCGTGATACAGTAATAAACAATTGTAGGGGGTTTGCATTGACATAAAATTTTTTACAAATTGCTGGTGGGGCATCAATTCAAAGTCTGTGTTGCATAATTTATTGGCTTGCTCTTTGATATCATATATGGTGCCGTCATACTGAGTATCATTGAATTCTTTCCGCTGGGCGATTTTAATATTGAAATTGGGGTCGTTTAATTCTGGATATAGGAATCCGAGGCTTTCCATATCCCGCATATCCCGCAGGTTCTCATTCTCTATCTTTTCTTTTTCAAATAAAAAGGGATTATATTGTTTCGATTCTATGTTGGTAGGAGCTATACCGATTTGACTTTGTAATTTTTCTTCTTCTTCTGTAATTTTTAGAGGTTCAATGAGAACCTGTTCCACTACGGGTTCTGTCTCTTCTTCTATTTCAACCTTTTCCTCTTCATCGTTCTCTGGTTCAGGAAGTGATTCTCTAATTACTAGTTTTCTAGTGGGTTTGGGCAAAATGGGTTCTTCTATTGGCTCTGTAATCTCGGTAGGTTGGAATTGTCCAAATACGTTTTCTAGGTTATACCTTTTTATAGGTTCTCCAATAGGCACCGCTTTTTCTTTTTCTAAACAAAGAATTAAATGAACCAATTGTTCCTTGGTTTTGACACCAGGAGTGCTCTTAAGAACTGATGGATCATTCGTTATCGCTGAGTGAATATCGCGAAGTCCTTGGCCAGTTAATTTCATTAACTCTTCTTTGCGGTTCATATCAGAATCTGTCGGTTGATAGGATTTATTGCACGTAGTTGCAGCTCTGGGTACTGGTACAGGTGCAGGTTCAGCAATACGTTGACTTAAATCTACCGGATGAATACTCATAATAGCCTGTTTGATGGTTTGAACAATCGTCTCTTTACCGATTGGTTCACATTCACCGGTTTTCTTATTACGCCGTGTCCCTTTTTTACAATTCGGTTTATTTTCCTTCCTCGTTTTCTTTATTTTATTGTTAGGTGATGATGACATATCTGACATATAATGTAACAAATCTTATTTACATTATACGCATAAATTGTATGATCGAGAACCAGAGACAGATGACCCAAAAAAGTTTGATGAAACCTTATATTTTCCCTGCTCCAGAAATAAGCGAGAACAGGGTTAATGTATTGTTTATATTCGAAATTAACCGCTTTTTCTCTAAATTATAGCCTCGTATTGACTTTACACAATCTTCATAGGATTTCCATTCCATTTTACTGACTTCGGTAGGATCAAATGCTTTCATATTTAGTGATAATTTGTAATCCATATACGTCAAATAATATTTATGTTTATACGACTTGTAGTTAGATCCTGTGAAGATCTCTTCAAATGGAAGCAAATTTTGTATATTCCTTAAATAGTGGTAGTTATAACCAGTCTCTTCTGTAAATTCTCGCATTGCACATTCAAAGTCCTTTTCTTGGTAATTACGACGACCTTTTGGAAACCCCCATTCGGCTTCTTCCCATCTACCGTATTGGTTACTCTCTTCAATCATAGACGTCAATGTATAGTAATAACTCTTATTAAATACCCCACTCTGCAATAATTGAAATTTTTCTCTCGAAATGGTCTCTTCGGATTTGTATTGATTCGAGATTGAATCATTTCCCCAAACGCGTTTCCAGGCTGTATCAAAATCATTGTTACAGAGAACCTCTTTTTCATCATAAGTCATTTGTTTCAACATATTCATAATATATTCCTTATTGTAAATCGAGTATTTACCTCGCATAAAATCTATGTATCCCAATGTATCTTTTCGTCGAATCATCAAATACTCGATTGTTCCTGACGTACTATATCGGAACACGATGATACCGATGCTTGTAATAGGCATTTTGCAATGATGATAATAGTGTCCTAATTTTCCACAATTATTGCAATAGTTTTCTGACATTTTGATAAATATGTACAAAGGAAGCTATATTGTTAACGTCGTATATCTTTATATTTATAAATATCAACATTATAGAAAATGCGGTTTGATCCAGAAATATGGGGACCGCACTATTGGTTTTTTTTACATACCGTAGCCGAATCCTATCCTACCAATCCCAACGATATCACTAAACGCAAATATTACGATTTAATCCAAAATATGCCGCTTTTTATCCCTGATGCCGAAATGGGGGGGAAATTTAGCCAAATGTTGGACAAATATCCAGTTACGCCGTATTTGGACAATCGCGATTCGTTTGTTCGATGGACGCATTTTATACATAATAAAATGAATATGCGGTTGGGGAAAGTAGAATTATCACTGCCTAATTCATTAGAAAAGTATCGCGATGAGTATCAACCTAAACCATTTGTATTTGGTGATCGTATCAATATGCGTAAACACTATATTCACGCGACCTTGATTATGTTATTATTGTTTTTAATCTATTACTACTGGAAATAGTTAGGGTGAAACCAAGGTTTCCTTTATGACCCCATCCTTTAACGAATAAGAGAACCTAGATTTCTTTTTGATAACGAATAAAGGTAAAAATATACCATAAATATAAGTAGATTTAGCGTATATGCGTATCGAGTTGATAATAATAGTAGCTGCTGGGCTATTAATTGCCAATGTATATACCGATGGAAAAGTCGTTAAAAAATTGTTCTCATTCAAAAAATACTATAAAATGGCCGGGATCGCATTCGGTGCATTGATGCTTTACATATTATTTAAGAAGAACCCCCTACGAGCTCAACAAATGATCTCGACAACCAATGATTATATCAAATATTTACCACTCGACCGTAGCACTAGCAATATGATTTCCCCCATCCTAGATTTTACTTCAAAGCAAAACTTTGGGAATGACCAATATAATTACCCAGTAGTGCCAATGCCGAATAGCCAACAAACTATAGGAGAAAATCGAATGGCACAATCAGGAAAAAAGGCAACAAAACGGTCTGTCAGCGAAACCAAGAAGAAATATGTGGCATCGAACCAGAACTGGAAATGTGGGGAATGTCAAAAACAATTGAATGCTTGGTTTGAAGTTGATCATAAGATCCGACTCGAGTATGGGGGTAGCAATCATATAGATAATTTAGTAGCATTGTGTCGAGAATGTCACGGAAAAAAAACCACCATTGAGAACCTATAACTTCTTACTTCTTACTATTATATATAATAATAATATAATAGTAACAATAAATGGGATCAGATTCAACCGAATTTTTTAATGAATTATTAGAAAATTCTATAAGTTTATTCCCATATTTAAGATTTGTTCGCGATATTTTCAGAGACATTATCAATATTATACCTCAAATGTTTCAAGCAACGTCTGATCTAAGTAAAAAATACATTTATAACGGGACAGAATTGATATTGTTGGTACTAAGCATTGTCATTATTAATCAATATAAACACGATTCTATGCTCGTCCCAGAAACACCAGAAGGAATCATATTTATTCTTTTTCTCAGCATATTGTTGTTGAATGTAATCCATACAACCTATCTGTTCATCTTCGAAAGGGAAGTTGAAGGGCTCGCTCTCTTTTTAAAACAGATTATCTATAATATACCTCTTTACACAATCGTTTTCGTATTTTCATTAGTTATTTGGATTGTCGTTCATTTGTTTGGCTGGATACAATTTGTTATAAATAATTTTTCATCTATATTAAACAAAATCTTTGAGAAAATAGGGGAGATTCTAAGTAATCCAGAAGATGCCCAATTGTTTTATAAATATGGTGGTCTCTACGCTGTCATTTTCACAATTATTATTATTATGTATTATGCAGCATTAGATCCTAAGGCATTGACTACCAAGGCATTTTCATATACAATGGCAATACTCATACCCATTATCATTATATTCGCGGTCGTAAAACCGTATGCGAAGAAACAGGGGGGTAGTGCAACCATATTCATTATCGCAGCGGTTGTATCATTTTTCCTTGCCATTTTCTATTTTTATTCGAAAGCAAACGCTAGCAGTTACAAATTAATGAATTACATTATGTTGATTGTCGGAATATCAATTATTATTAGTGGTCTCTCCATATTTTTTTATATAATGAGCAATTATTTGAAATCACTATCAGGTTGGAGCGGATTTGCCGTTTATTTTATTTTTTACATACCTTGCTTATTTATCGATTTTATCAAATATTTTTTGAACGAACTGAAGATGACCGCAAATCCGATATTTATTTTGTTACTCGTAGAAATTGCCTTGATCGTATTGTATGTTTATTTACCCTGGATTCTTAAAAAATTCAATTCGTCCAGAAATTCCGAATTATTACCAGGCAGCGCATTTTTAGATATAGAGCAGACCATTGGAAGTGCGGAAATAAATAAACTCCCCAAATTTATTGAAAAACTAAACAATTTGGATAATCAGCAGATATATAATCAAAACTATGCATTTTCAATGTGGATTTATTTAAATTCTCAAACAAACAATTACATCGGAAATACGAACGAAAGTCCAATTTTTAATTATGGTGACGGAAAACCCAAAGTAACCTATTATAAGGATTCGACGGGCAAGGACAAATATAGAGTCTATTTTACCAACACGTCATTGAAGCAGCCATATTATGAGTTCTCTATGCCTCTACAAAAATGGAATAATTTAGTGATGAACTTTACATCAACCCAAGCAGATCTCTTTGTCAATGGTAAATTAGAAAAAACGTATTTGTTCAATGAGAACCCACCCAATTATGTTCCGACTGATTATGTGGTTATTGGTAAGGATAAAGGTGGATTGGACGGCGCTATATGTAATATAGTTTATTATCCTAAGAACATCTCAATAATAGAAATTGCCAACAATTACAATCTATTGTCATTAAGAAACCCACCGACATATAAATAGAATAATGGTTAAATTGTATTACTATATTATATTATAATAGTAATATAATGAGTCCCGTGGCTATTATTTTAGGAGTTGTCATTATAATTTTAATTTACGTATTATACAAGTATTTTACTAGCACTGCAATGACGTTACAGTCGTCGATAACCAGTTTGAAAACGCAGCCCCCGACTATCACGAAAATAACAAATCCAACAAATACTCAATACGCGTATGGTGTTTGGGTATATGTAAATTCGTGGGATTCTACCTCAAATAAAGTATTTTTTAGTCACCAAGGGGTATTGAATGTTTATTTATTGCCGAACAAACCGTCGCTATGTGTTGATGTGAAGATGTCGGATGGGTCTACAGTGTCTACTATTGTTACCCAGAACTTCCCCTTGCAAAAATGGGTGTATATCATTACAAGTTTGGATAATCAATTCTTGGACGTATATTTAGACGGAAAGTTGGTGAAATCCGCTAGATTGAGCGATGTAACAGGATCGGTATTCCCGGTTGTCCCTGGAAATACCCCCCAAGTATTTTTAGGAAATTCAAATACAAATAATAAACTGTATAACGGAACATCTGGACCTGCAGGAAGTGGTACAATGATAACTAGTTTTTCCCCCTTTGATGCATATGCCACATATTTCTATCGCTGGAACACCGCTATGGATCCTGGAACAGCCTGGCGTTATTATATGAAGGGCAATGGACAGAACTCTTTGTTAGGTAATTTGAGTGCTTACGGTATTAATATGCAGGTTTTACAGAATAATGTGGTTGCGTCTAGTTATACGCTACTATAAGGGAGAGAATGGAGATTTCCTGGAATATAACGTAGGGAAAATATTAGTTTCCCTGTGAAAGTCTCATAATATATTAATTATAAAATGAACTTTCAACCTAGCAGTCAAAATAATCAACCTACACAATTGCCTAATTTTGTAAAAAATGCTACCGAATCTTTAGGCAATGCCGTTTCAGATGTCGGTAAGTCGTATAATGATGCAAAACAAAGCGTGAATACTTCATTGACCGGATTCTCACAACAAGCATCGGCAGGAGTAGGTGCTTCGCAACAGTTTTTAACTTCTAATACCATTATTGCCAAGTTTGCATTTGTCATTTTAGTTATACTTTTATTTTTGTTCGCTTTAGGTTTAGGAATAAACGTTATACAATACTTTGTAAACCCTTCTAACAATCCGTATTTGATCAAAGGTATGATTAGCGGTTCAGATGCACAAGTTATCCAACAAGATCCTACCCAAAAAAGTGCTATTAGTTTACAACGCTCAAACAATCGAAAAACGGGCTTAGAATTCACTTGGTCAGTTTGGCTTTATATTGCAGATCTAGAAAATGGTGCTACAGTCAACAATGCCGGAGTTCAACCAACAAAATATCAACACGTGTTTAGTAAAGGAAATCCTACTTGGGGTTCTAACGGTATTGCAACTGTAAACAATGCACCAGGTCTATATATTAGCCCAGGATCAAATGCATTCCATATTGTAATGAATACCTCAGGTGGTCCTGATGAAATCGTAGATATTTCCAATATTCCTATCAAGCGATGGGTCCACGTAGCAATTCGTATGGAGAACACGATGATGGATGTTTACATCAACGGTACAATTCGTGAGCGAAGGGTAATGAAATATGTACCAAAACAAAATTTCGAGAACGTATTGGTCTGTCAAAATGGCGGATTCTCTGGTAATCTATCGAACCTGCGTTATTATAATAAGGCACTCAGTGTAATTCAAATATCGAATATTGTTTATTGGGGACCGAATACCAAGGCTAGTTCGAGTACATCCACGACAAAAGGTGGATTCGATTACTTATCTTCCACTTGGTATACCGGGTTAAGTCTATAATACGAATCGCCATTCTCATTTCATAAAGTTGGTCAGGTTCTACTGAAACAAAGTGGATGAATATTATATCAAAATTGTCATTGATATCATATGTCGAATGCCAACATAAATTTTGCTTTAAAATCTATCTGTCAGCAGCGGGCAAAGCAACTCACATTTAATACGCCATTGCCTAGATATGAATTGGTTTCGCCTTATAATGGTACTTATAGCCAACAGCAACTTGATATGCGACGCAAAGCTGAAATTCTGAAGTATAATAACAATGCTAGCGCTACAAAAACAAATAACTTGACCAAATCACAGCGATGGTCCCAAACGGTCAAGGGAAATTCCTACAGTCAAAAGGGGAATTTTCCCACGCTAAATGTGACCACATTGGATTATTTAGGAAATTATAGTACAATCGTCATAAATTACCCGGATAGACTGCAATCTGTTCCTACTTCGCAATATATCGTCGACGAATATGGAAACAACAAACTGAATCCAAATGCTTATCAAATAGTAGGAACAGTGGGGTTCTACAATATTTACATTTTAAAGGGTGACAAAACACTCGACTGTATGGATAATATGATGCCAACACCGACATCATCGTGTGATGTCCCTGGCCCTATCACTTATTTAATTGATGATGAAACTGTGCCTCTTTACAATTACGCCACTAAAGTAAATTCGTATAGTTATGATTCGACCATCATTCAAGACCGAAAATGGTCTTACAATCCCACATCCGACATTTTATTGAGTAATGGGGAAAGTATGAACGTTTTATCACTATTAATTACTGAAAAAATCGATCAAGCCTCTTATAATTTTACATTGCAAATCCCCTTTTCGTTGTATGTCACTGGAACCAATATTTCGGCAAATCTCATTTATGACCCAAGCGATAACCCGATCCCCGATCCCTCTTATTTCCCTAATGCTTATATCACGTTACAATCCATTCAATTTGGGGTAAAATATAACAACACATCCGTCCCATTTTCTTCTCACCCCATAATCAATTTATCTACTACTAATAATGAGACACTGACGAGCACGAATGGTACCTATCTAGTGAATAATGTGATCCCCCTTCAATTTGATATCTCATTTAACGAGCAAATTGGCAAAGATTCTCCATTGGGTCCTGTGAGTACCAATGATTCCTACACCGCCAAAGTTTATACTGGGGTTATCAGCATTTCCAATATCACATTGTTGACTTCCCCAGGATTTATCTATGATTTTTATTTACAAATGAATACCTCCAATATCCAGTTCCCAAGTTCCGCTAGATCCGAAATATTATATTATCCGACCGCAATTCAGACTACGACCACTGGCGTATACGTAAACGTATCAAACAATGAAACAATACAGGAAAATTGTACAGTGTATCCTTCGTATCCATTGCCTTCCTATAATGTTATGACATTGTTTGCATCATAACCATTTCTGATACTAAATAGATGCAGTGCATATTGAGTTTTTTTTTCGAATTCCGATGGAAAAGTAGAAAGATCGAATTGGATTTCGTCGCGCCAATTGTAAATACTATACGCCATTTCCATCCATTTATCTATAAAATTATTCGCAAATTCTACCTGGATTTGCCAACTAGTTATCGCATGAGGATGGAGGAAGAAATTATCGAGCGTAAAATTGGGCTTTGTGATCAAAATACTAGATTCGATCTTGTTCTCTTCAAACGAATTCAGTTTGTTGCGTGAGTAGGAGTCATTGCAATATTCACCAATGTTCTCTCTATTAATAGAATAATATACAGAAATCAGGTGTTGGATTTTTGTTAAGATGGTTTTGTAACGCTCCTTTTCAAACGTATCCTTATACAATTTGGTGCGTGAGTATATTTTAGATAAAATACTATATCCGTCTGCTTTTTCGATGGGAACATCGTATATTTCACGATTACGTGTTATATTCTCTTTTGCCCATTCTAAATCTTCTATTATGTTTTCCTGTATTTGCAAAAAAGACAACAATTCCTGTTTGTTTTTGTACTCAATCATCCGGTTCTCCAATCGCACATTCTCTTCCTTATTCAAATCCTGTTGGGTATAGGTGGACAATACATCTTCAAAAATGGCTATGTTGTTTTCGTAGTCAGCAAATGTGGTTTCTATTTCTCGTTTTAGAAAACGCACCTGTTCGGGTGACAGCGTTTCATCTACATAACTCCCACCGCGAACATTATTTATACCGTAATGGCGCATAAAATATTTTACCCAATAATCCACTTTGAGAACATCCTCTAGATCAAGAGTATGGAGAACCTTGATGGGCGGATTTTTATTTACAAAATCGAACATTACCTGGCATTCCTGAAATAAATAATCCTCATAGATTGGCATAGATACCTGCAAAAATACTCGCTTATTTTCTAACTCAATCGCATACAATTTGAAATCGGACATTATATAACCTTATAACCGCACTTTTATATATATTTTCTACATATAACATTTCACTGGTGTAAAATATATAGTAAATATATAACTATTTATTTAAAAGAAATGGAATCGCCCTCTCAACCAACAAACAATAATATGAATATGGGGCAACGTCCTAACAATAATAAAAACGTTCTCATCGGTGTTTTGATATTTCTACTTATTTTATCATTTTTAGGAATAAATTTATTAGGGGCAGCCGGCGGTTTTGTTGAATCTATTAGTAAAGTATTTGGTCCTTTTTTTAGACAGATCCTTTCCCTTGTTGGCTACACTGCAGGTACGGCAATCAATAAGGTATCTGAAGTTGCAACTGATACAGCTACGGTTGGTGTGGAACTAGCTGGTGGTGCGGTACATAATGTAGGTGACTTATTAGTGAATGCAAGTAAAGAGAATGGAAAATTACCCTCATTGGATATAAAAATAAATAGTGCACCTATGAAGCTATCTGAACCATCACCTGATAACACAGAAAACCCGATTCAAAATGCACCGGCAGCATCTAAGAAGAGTTGGTGCTTGGTTGGTGAATACCAAGGTCGTCGCGGATGCATTGAAGTATCTGAGCAAGATAAATGTATTTCTGGTCAAGTATTTCCCGAACAGAAAATGTGCTTGAATCCTACTCTTACTCAAAATGCGGTTGCATAAGTATTATACTACTACTACTACTACTACTACTACTACGGTAAAACCACTTGGTATTGCGTTTTATTAACAATAAAATATTATAAATCTATAATAAAATGGGTGTTTTCAACATTATAGAAACTTTTTTCTTTTTAAGTTTAGCCATTACGTTTGTGCTCATTTTGTTGTTAGTAAATCATTTTAAACAACGTATTAATTTACTAGAACAGAAATGCGATACTATGTTTGAAATAATTAACAATATTTTACAGGAAATGGGTAATATGAAAAAGTCGATATATTACTCGACGATGCCTCCTATGAATACACAACCGTCCATTTTCGTTATGCCTTCTAGCAAAAGTGTTCCTGAGGTATTTACTAGTTCCAATGATGCTGAGGATAAGATCATAGTTTCTGACGATGAGGATGAGGATGATACTGATGAGGAGGATGATAGTGATGATGAGGATGATAGTGATGAGGATGATCGAAAAATTAAAATCGTAAACGTAGATATTCAAGATAAAATCATAATAGAAGACATCGGTCAAGAATCCTTAAGTAATTTACAGGAGGATTTTGGTTCTGATGAACTCATCGATGAGGGCTTAGAGGGTGATTTAGAAGAAATGATTACAGAGATTTCTGAGATACCAGTTATCAAGGTTGATAAAGTAGATGATGTACCCGAACTTTCTTACGATGACGAGGTTTCCGTTAATCAGGAAAATCAACGTGAAATTTACAATAAAATGTCGGTTCAAGACCTTAAAAAGGTGGTTATTACCAAAGGATTATGTAGTGATGTGAGCAAATTGAAAAAAGTCGATTTGTTGAAATTATTGGAACAAGAGGCCTAAGAGACTTCGCTCCGAATATTTCTTAATATATTATAAGAAATGTATTCTACTCAATACGAAAGTATCAATTGCGCCTATCCTATCATTAAAGAAAGCTTGCCAAAATCCTCTTTGGGGTACGGAACCAACAACAAATATCCTGAATTCCCTCCCTTGATGACTGACGGTCGCTCAGTCATTGGATCTTGGCAACCAGAATCGACTGAAAATGCGATGTTAATCGAAAGCAACGGTATCAAAAGTAATTGGCAATATCGTCAATACTTGATTAAGAATTCTCAGCAGCTTCAAGAATACAATTTCCGCGAAACGTGCAATGACGTAGGATATTTCAAACGTCCGATTGATGTTCCCAGCATTCAATCGAATGTAATTTCCGGATATTCAACCCCCTTTAAATTTGGATCTATATTGGATAAAACCAAACCGGCTGGATACCAGGAGAGCGATTTGAAATCATTGTACTTGACACGAGAGCAATTGGATGCTAGACGAATCTCACCAATGGTTACCCAGGAACAATTGTTGAAGCAAAATGGAAAATAGAATGAATAACTAATGGTAAAATGATATATAGATTATTTTGTATATATTATTAATATGTCGACCAAGTATTTTCTCTTGACCAAAGATGCAGGTGGACCTATATATAATATTGAAAATGATCAGATTATTTTTCCCAATAAATCTAGATCTTACCTTCTTCCTTCAATAAATATGTCTCATTACAACAAAAATGGTCTATTTGAAAGTTCTCTAATGGAATGGTGCAGACAGTTTTGTTCGGTTGATGGTATCTTCCTAGATATTGGTGCACATACAGGTACATATTCCATAAGTTTGGCTGATTGTTGCAAAACAATATATGCATTCGAACCTCAGAAGATGACTTATTACGCTTTATGTGGTAGTGTTGCGCTCTCAAATTTACCCAATATTAACTGTATTCAAACTGCATTAGGTTCTCCGGATCAAGTAGGGAAAGCCACGCTAAATATTCGTAGTCACGATGGTGGTGGATCTAGTGTATGTGAATTAAATCCGTCTGAAATTATTTGTCAAGAAGAGATCATTATTCGGACGATGGATTCTTTTTTTAAAGAAGTTGTATTGACTAATCCCATATGTTTTATCAAAATGGATGTGGAATACAATGAACTTAATGTGTTACGTGGAGCGGTCGAAACATTGAGGCACAATAATTACCCCAATATCTTGTTGGAAGCCAATACAGATTCATCGATGAATAAGGAATTATTTGATTTTTTGGAGAACGTATTGACATACAACGTGATAAATGTAGAAGGATACGCTAATATGTTTTTAGCGACAAAAAAGGTCTAAAAAATTGACTATTATTTATTCGACTAACCTAAGATATCAAACAATCAAAGCTGAATTCAATATGGCAACCCAATTCACGGAAGTTTCATTCAATATGGAACAGGGGCAATTAGTTACACTTAATGGTCCACACGGACAAGGAGTGACTATTTCTGGCGCAACAGGTAAGATTACAGCTTTAATTCAATCTTATTTTGCAAACGTGGGTCCTGTCAAACAGCCTGCAAATGCGGTTCCAATGGTCAATATTGAGCAACCGTTCAATATTGGCGGAGTAGTGGACCCTTGGATAGAGATTATGCAAAAGCGATGTCCATCTGTTACCGATGAACAAATTCAAATACAAAAAGATATTCTCGCTTCTGGAATGACTCTATCGAGCCACTGGACGCCAATTCAAATATTTGAAACGGCAGCAATTAAAAATAAAGATCCGGATACATTCTATCGCATTTTCAGACTACATAATTTAAGTAAAAATGCGCGAAACAACGTTATGAATAAAATTAAACGTCAGGATCCCGAATACAGATCTAGGCAGAACGAACAGAGCCGAATGTATTACGCAAATAGTCATAGAAATTAGACGTATAAGTGATCAAAGAGTGGTTAGTCAGATTGTGTTGTGTAACGTTAAATAAATTTTTTATCGCTAAAAACGCATAAAAAATTGATTTTTTTTTATTCGACTAACCTAAGATATCAAACAATCAAACGAACAATATGGCAAATCAACTCAATATGACTATTTCAATCATTGCGAAAAAGGGACAATCTGTGACAGTCATTGGACCAACTGGTCAACAAGTGACTGTCTCCGGTCCAGGAGGTAAGTTTACAATTACATTTACAACATCAGCTGTAAATGTAATTCCAGAGGAGGACGAGACTTTACCTGAGGTGGTGGAGGAACCTGAACCTGAGGTGGAAGAGCCTGTAGAATTCAGGCAATGGCCAAATGCGGAACCCGGTGCATTATTTCATAGAATCGATACAATTGCAAATGCAGGAAAGGTAGTGTCCAAGCAATTTAGTAACTTGGAATTGGAAGATTTGGCCTCATTGAAGGTGATGAACACAAATACATTCAATCTGATATTTGATCGAATGGGGTTATCAACTAAAGCGGCCAGGAACGTATTGAATCGGATTAAGAGAATATTGAACCCCGAACTAGCTAGAGAAGATAACCGGAGGAGTCTCGAACGATATCACCGTATGAGACGTCAGAATGGATTTGCCTAAGAATGTGTTTTGTAATTTTGTAACGTTAAATAAATCTTTTTTATTGCAAAAATATAGAGATATCCTATTAGTATTATAATGCGTCTCATCAGTTACGACATCGGTATCAAAAATTTGGCGTATTGCATCATAGAATATACCGACAACCAACTCACCATCCTGGATTGGAATGTTCTCAGTTTGCTAGAAAAAGAAGTTCCTGTCGAATTATGTAATCAGATGAATCCTGGGAAAACCAAGAAGCTTGCCGCTTGCAAATGCACCAAATTCGCCAAGTTCTCCAAAAACCAACAGTTTTATTGCGACAAACACGCCAAGAAATCCAATTTTATTTTACCTACCAAAAAACATAGTCGACCTTATTTAAAAAAACTCAAGGTACCTGATCTTCAACAACTCTTGAAGGGGATTGATTTTTTTAATATAGAGAACCTAGAAAAACAGAAAAAAGACGACATTGTAGATAAGCTTTTCCAATACTATGAAAAACAATGTTTAGAACCTATCGTCAAACAAAAGACTGAGAATGCAGGTGATGCCGATTTGATCCAGATTGGTAAACGTATGAAATTATTGTTAAATGAGAACCCAATTACCCGAACCATTACCAATGTTATGATTGAGAACCAGATTTCCCCGATTGCTACTCGAATGAAAACCCTGCAAGGAATGGTTACTCAATACTATATTGATCATATTGATAATGTGGATATCACCTTTGTTTCCTCCTTACATAAATTAAAACAATTTCAGGTGAAGGAAAAGGAAGTTCAACAATCTTCAGAGAAGAAAGAAAAGACTACGTATAAAGACCATAAACAATCAGGTGTCACCTATTGTTCCCAAATATTAGATAAGAATCCCAGGTTCTCTAGTTGGTCTAGCAAAATGGATACCAAGAAAAAGGATGATTTGGCCGATTGCTTTTTACAGGGATTATGGTATTTTAAACAAAAGAATATAATAACTTATTCGGATGATTTCGCTATCTTATATACACCGATAAAGATGTAATAAGGGAATATGTAATAAGGGAAGGGCTCACCCTAATATAATAACTTATGCGGATGATTTAAAAATAAATATTGTAGGATTATCATAATTACATATGGAAATCATCGATATTGGATTTGATAATTTAGAACCTATCTCTATGGATTTCAATGAACCAAAGCCGAGTGTGAATTTCGGTTCTGGGATTGAATTGCTTATGAATGATAAAAAGCGATCTGCAAGTACAATGAATTTAAATTTAGGAGAATTGGATAATTTAGAGAACGAATTGAACGAGATCTCGGGTGCTGGTTCAGGTTCTGGTAGTGGTAGTGGAAGTACCAAAACATTGAGTGGCCTTGCCAGTAATTTTTTCGGTGGCGGATTTTCTGCTTCCGAGCCCTCCACTAAAAATGTATCGGTCAATGATACCACCGACTCGAATTTAGGTCAGGCTACTCGTGAAAGTACAGGAAACACCAAGACTTGGGACGGCTTTTCCAAGTTGAACGAGATCCCGGTGCAATCGAGTATGTCGTCTAGTAAATTGTCCGACCGCGAAAAGCGTCGCAAGAAGCGTGCAATGATCAAGAAATTGGAGGATTGGTACGAGAAGGGGCTTATCAAGAATCATTCTCATTTTGGTATGGATTCCGCGTATGATGAGGTAGAAGACGAGTATGAACAGGCTATGGAGGACAAGCGCCGTAAAGATGGTATCAAGTTGTACGGTCACTGGTTGACTACGTTTATCAATACGGTCGAGTATGGAAATGCCATTTTCAATCCGTTTGATTTGAATTTGGACGGTTGGGGAGAACAGGTAAGTGAGAATATGGATGATTATGAAGACATTTTTGCCGAATTGCACGATAAATACAAGGGTACCAAGATGGCTCCAGAGATTGCACTCTTGATGCGCATTGGGTTTAGTGCCGCAGTATTGAATTTCTCGAACAAGGCACTCTCTTCTGCTGCTCCTGGATTCCAAGATGTGATGAAGCAGAGCCCTGAGCTAATGCGTATGTTTACCAATGCGACAGTGAGTAGTATGAGCCAGGCATCGCCCGGGTTCGCAATGGCCAATGGACTGATGCAAGAACAAGCCAACAAACCTCGTGGCCCCCCTCCCCCTGCACCGGTCGAGACCAAGACTCAGATGCCGCCTCAGCGACCCGGAAATATGATGTTTACCGAGTCGGCCCCGGTCCGTCCTGATATTGTAGCTGGGCGAGGAATGATGTTCCAAGAGCAAGGTGTCGAGACCGGTAGTGGGTTTGCCCGGGTAGATGAGGAATCTCGTAGCATTCGACCGATGAGTCAACAACCACCCCCTGCACCAATGTCGACCCAAGGTCCTGGTCGTATCGAGAGACCCGAGATGCGTGGTCCTCAGAGCACGGACATCGATAATATCTTGTCCGGATTGAAGACGCGTAATGTGAATATCCACGAATCGTCAACGCCCTCTGTTCCTGAATCCACAATGAGAACCGAAGACGATTCAATGATTTCGATCAGTTCATTGAGAGATTTACAAAATGGCAATATGCCGAAGCGATCCAACCGTCGCCGCAATGGTTCGTCAAGAAACACGATTTCCCTGGATATTTGATTTTTTGTTGATTATGTAAAATAAATTATTTACATAATTTATTAAACTACTTACAGAATTTAGTATAATGATGTTCTCCTTCCAACACAACAAACGGTCCAAGGCTGATCATAACCTTGCAACCCGTTCAGAGTTGCGGAGGAGTGTCGCGGAGGAATCTAGATACAACATTATCACAATGGGTTACGACTGCAGTCCGGCCCAAGCCCTGAAAGATATGGGTCTTCGTAAATACGCGATTCCCTTTGATTGGGACATTTCAACCATTGCGAGTCTCGAACATTGCTTCCGAGACAAGTTCTCGATGTTCCATCAAAATTTGGCTTACAATCATAATAAAACCAGATTAATCGACCATTACGGATTCGAATTTCCCCACGATTATCCTCTATTGAAAGATGTGGTCGACTATTCCTTTGTGAGTGTGGTGGCTGAGCATACAATCGTCGAAAATTGGGCGGATTACCATTCCGATGTATGTGCCAAATACAAACGACGTATTGACCGATTTACGGATATAATGAACGATCCTCGCCCCATTATCGTATTATGTCGACACGACATTGCCAATGTTCCCATATTGAAATCCTTGTTCGAAACCCACTATAAAAAACATAACGTGTTTTTCGTGAACAGCACGCCCCAGGTTCGTAACAATCGTATGAACCTTACGAACGTCAGTATTTCATCGTATTCTGTACTGTGCAATGCCGAGAAAAATGGGAAATGGAACGAGACTGCGGTTTGGAAAGAGGCGCTGGAACAGGCCATAAAACAATTTATCATTAAATGAAAAAATATAAACGTTACCGTTGTATTAAGGTAATGCATTACTATGTCCAATGTGGTCAATTAATTATGTACGAATTAGCGATTCTGGGTGCAGCAGCTGTCGTTTTTTTTATGGATTACAAGGCAATTGGTGCTCAATTTCGTGATTTGGATATTCAAACTATGGGTGCTCGCATTCTCTATCAATATAGCAAGGCAAATGTGAAATGGCAGAAATACTGGTCGACGACGTCCCAGAAATATTGGGTGGTAGGTTTTGCAATTAGCTCGGTCCAGTATATTCAACGGTTTGCGTATAGTAAATTGGCCAATGTGCGGATCGAGCCCTTCTCTAGGCAATGGATGAGCACGTGTGTCCTATCTCGTGATCTTTCTAAAATCAATGTATTGGTAACGGATAAAGACGAAAGACAGGTGAATTATGGGTGTTATTTTTACGAAAATTATATTAGTAATGGGGAATGGCCGAGGGACCGCGCCCAAAGCTTTTACGAATCGGAATGCAATGTTCGCGGCATTTTCGCATCCATTGAGGATATTGAAATCTTGATGTTGATGAAGAGTGGTGGGCTTTATTTATCACGGGTTATTTATTTGTTAGGGCACGATGATAGCTCATTGGATCTTCATCCGTTATGGAGTCCGTCTTCTGTGCGTTTCTTGAGCGTAGAATACCATCATCCGTCGATCGATAACCCTGTACCTATTGAGATTGATAGGGGATTCTATTTGGAGGGAAATCATTTATTATCTGCTGCATTTGTGAAGCGTTGTTTGGAATATCATAGCAAAGATTGTTTATTTGATATGAATTATACGCTAAAGATAATGGATGGGAACATTAATACGATTGAATTGAAGAGTGACGAATATGTGGTTCTAGATAGCGACAACTACAAGATCATCACGGTCTAATTAATAAGTATTTACTTCTTGCACATCTTGCGCCCCTTCTTGGAACGGTGGTTCTTCTTGGACTTGCACCACTTCTTCAACTTGCGCTTGGACATCTTCTTGGACTTCTTAGCGGTCTTGCGACGACGACGGCCACCCACTGTGGGTGGTTCACGCTGATAACCATCAGGCACAATTTCTAATCCTGCTGTGTCAACCTCTTTCGCTTTTTCTATAGTAGCAGAGGCAGTTACATCGTCATTATCAACCTTTTTATAGTAGGTAGCCATTTCAGGTACAGAATCAGACATAATTTTTGAATTAATATACAATAATATTACATATTTTTATCTATCAATTTCAGCCTACTAAATTTTACCGCGACTAAAACAATTTAATACGTCTAAAATTCGATGAAATAATAACAATTATTATTGAAAGGATGGGATCTTAAGGGAAACCTTGGTTTTCCTTAAAAAAAACAATATAAAGTTTTCCTAAATAATAGTATACGGGCGTAGTCACTTAATGGATACAGTGAGTATACCTACCTCAGAACATTCCATCGATGGTAAATGGAATCTATATTACCATTTACCACACGACAAAAGCTGGGAATTGTCCAGCTATACAATTATTATGGGGTCCATTGATACTGTTGAAAAGGTAATTGTGCTAAATGAATCTATCCACGAGAATGTGGTCAAAAATTGTATGCTGTTTGTAATGAGGGAAGGGATTACGCCCATGTGGGAGGACCCACGTAATCGTAATGGTGGTTGCTTCTCATATAAGGTGATCAATAAAGCAGTGCCTGATGTTTGGAGATGTCTGTTTTTTAGTTTATGTGGCGAATCATTATGTGTAGATCCGAAGCACAATTGTCACATCAATGGCATAGCCATTTCGCCTAAGAAGAATTTCTGCATTATTAAAATTTGGCTGGATACGGCCGAATTGCAGGATTCTGGGATTATCATCAATATCCCGAATTTATTGAAGCAGGGGTGTTTGTTCAAGAAACACGAGCCAGAATTTTGATTTTCTACTTAAAAATACTAAATAATAAAAAAACGTTATTATTTAGAGGCCTATTGTATAATGCATAGACGCACTCGTAAAATACATCACCACCATCGTCACAACGATAATGTCCATTACAATACTGTCGGGGAATATTGCGACACCACATTCCACGGTCTCACCCATTGGTACAAACATATGTTTACACATTTGGGGTGGATGATTTTGGCCAAGGATCGTGGAATGATCGATCAAACTTCAACCTATTTGAACTCGATGAAACGGTTGAAGAATGCGCTCCAGCATAAAATCAAATCTATGCGTGAGCACGATAAAAAGGAGGACCTGAAGATAATGCTCCACAACCTTTGCATCTTATGCAAACACGCCGAAAAGGATCTATGAAAAAAATTGAATAAAACTTGGAACGATTGTATAATCCGTATAATAATAATAATGATGATGTCGATGATTCCGAAAGCCTTATTCACTGCTCTCCCCAGTACGCAATATTTATTCAATCCAGCATATGATCCCAAAAAGGATTCTCATAAATATTTTTGCACAAATACGAGCATCAATGGAGAATATTTCCGCTCCAGAACCGACAATAAATATTTTCAAATTGTCAAAAAAGACTGGGACGTCGGATCTCTCCAACATCTAACACATTTTTATCCTTCTACGGAGATGCGGTATCATTTGGACCGGATTAAATATGACCCTGACAAGTGGGCCATTGCCTTTTTAGAATTCTCGAAAGACAAGGAGTATTTTGTAGAGAGCAATCAGGCAATCAAGGCAGGAAATCCCGATGTTACTGTCGTTAATAATGCGCATTTGGAGAAACTCATTGCTGATCTCCCAAAGTTTGTTCCTCTGCCCGATGATATTATGTAATAAAAATGGTATAAAATTGATTATAATTTCGACATAATCTCTAACGATACTAACACCGAAAAGAACAATGTCATACGACAGAAACGCAGCAATGGACGCTTGGGCAGATCAGGAGGATGAACGGAGAATGGACGAGTACTACGATCAGCAATTGGATGAGCATTACGAATGTATGCGACAATTGGATGAGCATTACGAATGTATGCGACAATTGGATGAGGAAATGGAAAGGGAAGAATATTTGCGAGATTTGGCAGAGGATGAAGCAGCGAAACCCAAATACCAGAAAAACGAAGATTACTATGCGTACGAAGCAGCACTAGACGAGCAGGCCGAAGCGGACTACAAAGAACAACTCAAAAAATACTACGACGAACTAGAACTTCAGGAAATGGTCGAATCCGAAGAGAAACAGTTGGAATGTGTAATCAACGAATATTACAACCAAACTCATCCCGATGAGTTAGTAGTTGAGAAGCGATGCTTCTCTGACCAAACCCATCGGGATGAGAAAAAGTAGAAAATAAAATAATATAAACTTATAGCCAGATAATAGGATAATGCCACGAAAAACCCACTTCATTAAGATAATAGGAATATTCCATTTTATTCATTCGCCCATACTAATTCTATTTCCATATTTTGTGGATCGTCCAGATCTAGATGTAATTTATATTAACTATTTTTTGTTGATCATTTTCTCCTATACGTTTACAAATGGAGAATGCCCGATCACCTATGCAACAAAAATGATATTGGACAAGAATTACATTGATGGTGATAGCCTGGAATATTATCCCGAAATGTTAGCAATATGTCCGATCGAATCATATATACGTTATTATGTTACGACAATGACCTGTTTGTATATTGGTTCCTTGTTGTATGTAATTGCACGTTCGACCGTTCCACCTTTGATATTACCCTTTTCTATGGTGTGTATTTATTTTATAAGTATTCGTAGCAAGCAGCTCATTGAAAAAAATGTTTTTTATACGATACAAATTATCACAAGATTCGGTTTGTTTTTTATTATATTTACTAATTTGATTAAACTACAATTGTTTTGTATTCTTCCACTGAAACTGCTCCGATGGTCGGCGTCTTGATCACATTCTGGATTTTTGTATATATGACAGAAACTCCTTCGTCTGATTTATATCTAGAATATTGTTTGCATATGACTGCACCTTGTACTGCAATCCTCTTAAGGATTTTTTTATCGTATTTTTTATCGGTAGGAATGCTCGCTACTACGTGACAAGATGATGATTGGCTAATATGAAACCAAATATCATCTGCTTTCGAATCATCGATTAAGTCAAAATTCTCCTTGGCATTTTGACCTACTCGAAACTCAATATATCCCTTGATCGCATCAATGTAATTGTTTACCTTTCGCATTTTGATTATCCTTTGTTTTTTCTACTATTTTTATTCAATTTTATAAGAGAACCTACGGTTCTCCCTCTCCCTACTATGAAACCCTTACGACGGTGGCAAGGGTGCCAAGCACAATTTGATCTCTCCCAATGACGCCACGTCATACTTTACAATAAGCGGCAAATCATTCCCTAAATACATCTCTAAATGACTACATAGCGGCGTGCATTTGATAAAATGCGACAACGATTTCAATGAAAATTCGCCCTGGATAATGACCGATGCATCACACTTCTGGATAAACTCCATATTCCCCTCGGATTCCGACCTAAATATACGGGATGATGCAAAGTTCCCTTCACACGAAAAAATCAGATCATTGCCGACCGATTTGATCTCAATCCGGTCCGAAATCCCATTCAAATCCCGAATTATTTTTTGGAAATCCGAGGTGGGCAAGTTGATTACCGTCGAATACTCGACATCCGGTACCACCAATTCTTCCGTATCGGGCTCAATGAGTCGCAACTTCTGACTATAACATTGCTTAATGTCCCCATTCTCGTACTGAAGTCCTAAATGAGAAACAATGCCGTCGTGGTAGTCCGCCTGGTCGATATAAAGTGACAAAGTATCATCATTCGACATTGTCGAAATTACCTTGAATAAGTGGAGGGTATTGGCACACACAATGATTTTGTCCGGCTTGCAAACATATTGTTCGAATTTGTGGGAATGGAGTATCACATTTACTAAAATAGTATGGGTCTTGTCGAAATTGATGATTTTCATTCCGTCTTTAGTGAAAGTAATGGTGGCATCGGTCAAAATGTCCTTGATCGCAGTAATCATATTACGAATCGGCTGAATTTGAACAGTTTTAATCGTTAATACATTGTTCTCTTCGTTCATTTTACCAATTTATAAGAATTCAAACGCGCTTGTTTTTATGTTTTTATTTGGGTTTATGTTTTTATTTTTAGCAGAAGAACATATATTTCCTAAAATATCTTTTCCGCCATTGTTGTATTGGAAAAGGAAATTATGCTAGAAAATCGTTCCAATTAAACTAAAAAAATCTATTTAGTAAGTATATATGTCAACTCCTGAAGAAGTCGTTCCTGTTGAAGAGGTTCCTGTTGTAGTGGACCCTGTTGTTGATCCTGTCATTGACCCTGTCGTTGACCCTGTCGTTGATCCTGTAGTTGATCCTGTAGTTGATCCTGTAGTTGATCCTGTCGTTGATCCTGTCGTTGATCCTGTCGTTGATCCTGTCGTTGATCCTGTCGTTGATCCTGTCGTTGATCCTGTTGTTGATCCTGTCGTTGATCCTGTCGTTGATCCTGTCGTTGAAGCTCCCGTGGACCCCGTCGTTCCTGCACCTGCTCCTGTAGATCCTGTAACCATTACTGCATCATCCACCATTGAAAATGTTCGTTCTACTACCTACGAAAACATTACTAAACAAATAAACGGTATGTTGAGCACCAACCGTCAAGCATATATTAATATTTATGACGACACGGACGGAACAGTCTTCTCATTGGATAGCAATGGTAATCAGATCAACAATCTTCAAGTCAAATCTGTTAGTATGACACAGTCTTACCTTGATTCTGTCACAAATTCCCCTGTAAGTGCAAGCGTAACCATTGTGTTTATTGATAATGCTAAATTTAAAGCAATTGATGACGAACATCTCAATTGGTACAAGATAAATGGCAGTGATTTCCCTCTTAGATCCGTTTAAGAGTAGGGAAACCAAGGTTCTCCTAAGACCTCTCCCTTTAAGGAAACCCAAATTTCCTTATGATCCTTCCTTAATAATATGTTATCGATGGGGAAATTATATATAATTGATGAAAATTATATATAATCGATGAAATATCATAAGGAAAATTATATTTTATAGAGGAAGGATCATAAGGAAACCTAGGTTTCCTTATTTATTATATACTTCCCTGCCTTCTTCACCAACTTTCCGACCAATATCAATGGATTGGTCCCTTTGTTAGCATTCTGGTAACTATTGTAATCGTACACCTCCATCGTATCGCGATTCAATGCGTAATCGACTCCGTTCTGCGTAATCTTTTGAGCGGTCCATTGCACCCGTTGCACATCCAACCCCTCTTTTGATCCCTTGTCACCTTCAAATGAAGGATACGAAGAAAACTGGTTCGATTCCACCTTTCCAAACCCGTAACATACCAAGTTCTCATCCCCCTTGGCCCGTTTCGATGTACTCGCATAAAGTTGGCAATCAATCGCTGTTTCCTTCATTGCTTTCAATATTTGGTTGTTCGTCTTTTGTTTCACACTCGCAATCTCGTACAAGGTTTCATCCGTACTCACTGGTGTCTTTTTGTCGATTCGGCTGATATCTCTGAGTCGCAACTCGATGTTCTGTTCGTCGGTTTTCTGTTCTTCTGTAAATGTCGTCACATACAAAAACACCTTCACATTTCGCATATCTTCTGGTAGGTCCTGGTGACTACAAATACGACGAGCACGTCCGACCACCTGATCCACACGTACCATATGCCAATAGGGCTCGACAATATGTACAAATCGCGTGTTTTTCAAGTTGATCCCTTCCGCCCCCGAACTTGTAATCATAAAAATCTTGATTACCTCCCCCAAATTGTTGTTTTCAGCCCGATCACGCAATTTCATTGCAATGTTCGACGGCACCAAGTCCCAGACCCCATTATAAATATTACGCTTGATTTCCTTCTCGTCCTCTTCTTCTGTTCCTGTATAAAGAGTAAACGTCGGCTTCCCCACATCTGCCTCTTCTTCGATCCACTCCCACATATCCCCATTCTTTTTGATCTTAAATTCGGCAAACCCATTCGCCTCCATCACTAATTTCAAAAGGCCAATGCCCTCAATCGTTCGGAAATGACTATAAATCAAATGGAGACCCTCGTTCTCAGGATTCTGCAGGTTCTCCAAGATCTTAGCAAACTTGGGGCTATATGTTGGGAGAGCTTCTCTTGACAAGTACTCACTCACTTCTGTCCCCGGTTTTTTCGCAGCAATGTCTTCCAATGCCTTCTGGATACGATTCTCATATTTGGCAGATTCGCCTGCCTCCTCTTTGGCCTTTTCTTCATCTTCAATACTAGAAAATGGGTCGGTCGCTTGGATAAGTTTCGGCTGGACCGCATCAAAATCGTTCTCGTCCAATTCTTCCCCTTCTTCAGTTTCTCTAACATTCGGTAGGGGGCGTTCGACCTCATCTGGAAACGTGAAATTGCAGGCTGCCCTCGAGAAAATGCGGTAGGTCGATGAAATGCTATATAGCTCCTCTGCCCCTTTTGCTAATCGTGCTCTTTTCTTGGAATTGCGTTCCTTATCTGCCTCTTCCTTACGAATCTTTACATAAACCCCGAATTGATGAGAACTCATAGGACTCTTGACCACGTGATAATCATCGCCTTCTGGTGTCGTTACAAAACTGGGCAATAGCGTCTCTTGTGCGCTTCGGTAATACGACGTGAGACCTAATATACGACGCTGAAACAATGTAATGTTCGTGAATTCCCCGCTTTCTGAGTCGATAAACGTATTGAAAAATGCCTCAGGATCGTCAGGCAAGGCCTTGTAATTCTCGACTTTGATTGCCCCCTTTTGGACATCTATGCCGTTTTTACGCAAAATCGCAATGATGCGGGCCTCAAAATCGTCGTCGCTAATGTTACCTGCTTCGTTGAGTTGTACGCCTGCATATTTATTGAAAACTTCGCTGGCACCTCCTGACTGGAACATTGGCTCTTCCTCTGCCATTAGACCTGCAGAATTGTTGTCTCCCTGTCTCCTTAGCATACGGGAAAAATCGCTATTTTCGTCGTATTCTTCCTCTTCATCAACCCCTTTTGATACAGGTTGTTGATGATTTTTCTTGGTGTCACGTTGACCCCCTGCTTGCCCTTGCTTTACTCGTATGGTTCCTTTTACCACTCCCCGTTTCTTCGTATTGACAAATCCAAAAGGATTTCGTGTGACGGTTAGTACATTCCCTGCATATTCGACATAATCGTATGTCTTGAAATTATCACGATCGAACATTTCTAGGATGGTGTCGACCGTTATTTTTTCGCTGGTTTTTACCGTAACTGGAAACGTCCACGTCCTTATGTATCCACGTAATATATTGTATAATATTCCTATTTCATTAGGATAATTGATGATTGGTGAACCTGTTAACAATACAATTCTCGCATTTTTAGCACTTAATAAGAATTTATAAAGATGGGAAGGGATCGTGTCGGGACGCTTGATCTTGTTGACAATACGACTCACAAAATTATGGGCCTCATCAATGATCACTACCGAATTATCAAAAGGGTTTTGTTTTAAATCGTCGGTCATCGCCTTCAATTTGTCCATTCGCAATCCGTTGTAATTGATGTCCGTATACTTGGATCGAATCATTTCGTCCAATTGGACATCCAATTTACCCTGATCATCTGGCTTCAAATCAGCATAATTGGAGGGTTTGTTTACATTCACTAACCAGGCTCCCCCATTCTTCTTCACAGAGTCAGTAGAAAGGGAGAGAGCTGCCGATAAAATAGCCACGTACTCTGGATGTCCCTCAATCGATATAAATTCCCAAAACTGGTTACGTTTGTACATTATATCACCACATTTTTTGAGTTCATTGAAGAAATTCATTTTTAGTGATGCAGGGGTCATTACCACAATACGTTTGTTCGTTTTCATTCCTTCGGCTACTGCGATACTCGTGCAAGACTTACCAGATCCTAGAGATAAATACAGCAACAATCCTCTATATGGCGTATACAAATTCAAATAATCTCGGGCGATTTTTTGGTGAGTCAATAGGTCGAATGTTTGAGAGGTTGCGAGCGTATCGCACGATACCTCTGCTTTATCCGACGCAATTTCTTCTCGATATGTTTTGAACATATCTGCCAATTTTTGCACGAACATTTTACGATTATTCATATAAAAGTTCGATATTGGCATTGTGATACGTTCTTTTTCCTTTGGCAATCTGTCGGCCACTTTTTGAGTTCGTATTATGGCGGCAGTTAGGTCGACCTGAGCAAGTTGACCCTTTGGTTCTTTAGTCTCTTTCGGTTTTCTCCCCCGCTTCTTTTTTCCGGTAGCCAGCTCTTCTGCCAATTCATCTATTTCCATTTTTTCTTCCTTCTTTTGCACTTCTGTCGCTTTTTCTTCTTCCTCCTTTTCTATGGGTTCTTGTTCTATTAATTCCTCCTCTATTGGTTCCTTTTCACCTAATATCGGCGCATTGACAGGTATTACCTCACTCTCTACTTTTTCCATAAAGATTCCGGGTCCTTTGATGATTGTGTCACGTATTACTAAACGCTTCCCTTTTTTAATAGGTTCGATCGTAACGGTTTCTTCTTTACTGAGAGCAATCGGAATTGGCACAAATCCCTTGACAAAAGGTAAGTCCGCGTTTTTATAGAGTCGTTGCATAATCTGTTCGCGATATTCTGGTCCCTTACGCTTGTTCACGATTTTTACACCTGGTCGTACCATCTCTCCTTCTTCTGCTTCCGCTTCCACTTTTTTTGCACCAGGAAATCGGATATTTACTATAGGAATACTAGTAACTTCCGGTTTCATTTCTAGCGCCACTAAAGGATTAAAAATCGGATTTTCCATACTTCTTATAAGAAGAACAATTAGTTATATATTATTCATATTATTTTATCTATTTTATTTTATGTAAAATCCCCTATCTCGAAAAAATGCAAAATCCTCTTTATAAAATGCTTCGACCTTTTCCACGATCTCATCATCGTCAAAGAACTCTTTCCCTGTTTTATCAATAGGTGTGTGGCAATGTTCCAAGGAAGGTTCGGAGTGCAACGTAGGACCTTCACCGCAGGAAAGGTTTCCTGGAGATAATCGTAGGGAAACTCCTCGATACTCGAGAACCTCTCTAGGAATTTCTTTCCCAAATATGTGCTCTATTATGTTATAATCAATATTATTGATATCATAAATAAACGTCTTGCTATGTTCCTTGATTTGATCGACAAAATGTTCGGTAGTTTGAGGGGTAAAATGGTGATGATCTACCATCGGACTTTTTTCGACAACTTTATCCACGAAATTAGAGAACGTTAGAGGAAGTCGTTCGTCCCATAAATGTCGGAATTCCCCTCCATCCACATATTTATCTAAAAACCCTGATACCAATCTCTTATAGGGGTTCCGAATAAACAATATAACAACATAGGGAAATAGGTTCTCAGGTAACGGTTGGAAATCGTGTCCCCGATGAACAAATTGATGCGGTTCACAAAATACCCCTGTCCGCAAATAATAAAACATATTCTTTACGTGGCTACACCCACATTTCGCGGACCAACCAAAAATCACCTTTTTTTCTTCATTAATTAAAAACAACATATTATTATATTTTTATATAATAAAATGGCACAACAATTTGGACATTATAATAGGGAATTAGTGGCGACTAGTTCTCTATTCTTTGTACCATTGTATGCTTTGCATACGAATCATATTTATGTCCCCTGGATTCTTAAAGATATGATCATTGTTCAGGGGGTGGTTTCGATTGCATTCTGGTGGAGTCCGGTCAAGGGGAGTCCAATTCACACTGTAGACAAAGTTCTCGCACGCATATCGATTTGCTCGGTAATCAGCTACAAAATGTATACGTATCCGTCTATATCATTCACAATCAACATAATGGTGATGTTTTTATTCTTTAAAATATCTAATCATTTTTCGAGAAGTGAATGGTGTTCAAAAGCCCATATTATTAATCATGGTCTTGCCCATTTATTTGCATATAACGCTATCTATTTGGCGTTTCAACAAAATCATCTGCAAAATGACCAACTTATTTAATTGGTAGGATCATATCATCTATACTACATTCCAAGATGGAACGGTGGCTTGACCTGATGGTATCACGACATTACCTCGCAATTCTGGCATTGGGGGAATTTCAATATAAACACAATCCTCTGCTTTTTTATAATAATTATCCATCGTGAACATAAACAATAAGATAATAGCTAATATTATAATTATGATAAGTAATGTATATTTTCGAAGATTTTTCATATATATATATATAATTGCTAAATATAGTTTATAATATTTTGTAAATATATTATTACCATTTGTGGTAACAACACTAAATACTATATCTTTGTAACATAATAATAACGTTTTGAATGGTCATTATGATTGATGCCGATGGTCGTTTCGTTTGGATTGCGTGAATGGCCATTTGCAGAACTTGTAACATATTGCTTGCATTAATAACGTTTGATGCAGAAATGTAGCTCATTGCAGTTTGCAATTGATATATTATAAAATTGCGGGGTTGACGCGTTTGTATAAAATAAATAATGTTATACAATAATCCTACAATTTGCTGGACCTTAATAGCATTTATAGTAGAAGGTGGGATCGGTACGGGGACTGGAATCGGAATGGGAACAGGACTCGGACTCGGACTCGGAACAGGGACAGGACTCGGACTCGGAACAGGGACAGGACTCGGACTCGGAACAGGAGTCGATGTCAATGGTAATACATTTTGTTCAAATTGCCCCATCACATTCCCTGGTGGACTGGTATTCATTGTAATAATCGCCTTGGTTGTTTTAGGATCAAACGCAATGGCAATACCAAATTCGGTACTAGCGAGCCATACCAAACACGTAAAGTGTCCAGTGGCGGATGAGAACCCTGGTTTATTAAAATCATACAAACTTATCTCATTGTACCAAGCATCAATTGACAATTTGATCAATGCTACTTGATCACTACCATAACCCTCAAACATTGCCAAGTTCTCTCCATAGAGCTGCGATCCACTATGTTTAAACAAATTATTTGTTAATAAATAATTCGACCATTGTTGGGAAAAATAGGTAATAGTAGCATTGTACGCCAGTGGAGGTGCCTGGTTTTTTGCTCGAAGTACATTGATATAATTTGTAATATCGGCGATTTGATCGTTGGTAAGGGTGGTGGATGTGGACATAATATATATTTCAATATATAAATATTATTTCTAAATATGACTGCATAATCAATATGTAGTTACATTTCCGACGTTGTAAATACATTATTATATTAAAAAACCCGTAAAAAATTGAATAATTATTACAAGAAAAAGAAAGAAGTACTCTACGAAAATTATCGCGATATTTGTGATCATTCTAACCACCATCTTAAGTAAAAGAACAATGGCACTTAAACCGAGTTCATCCAGTATCAGCAAATTCCTTCAGCTGTCGCAATACAACCCTGAGACCAAGCGGTCCCGGGTAGTATGTTGTGACGAATTCATAGGGGAGTATCAATATCTAGAAAATAAAAATGGCGGTGGGTGGTGTCGTTTGGACGGATCGTTCGGAAAGAAATACAAGGTAGTCACTGTGAAAAAAAATGGGAAAATCAAGTATTCGTGGGATCCTGAAGACCCAGAAATCGATGAAATTAAAACGATTATCCCTCCTTCGGTCGGACTAGGAAACGGGATCCACCTCATTATGATCTACGGAGAGCAAAACCTCAGCTCGGGACGTCCGATTGGACAAGGTGTTCGCGAAGCCCTCGGCGCAGGGCCCTGTGTCACCTGCGGGACTAACAGCAACATCGAAATCGATCACAAAAATGGGCTATACAATGATGAACGTGTTCTCAGTCTCAGTGGACAAACCGTCGACGATTTCCAGCCTTTATGCAAGCATTGCAACGACCAAAAGCGTCAAACTTATAAAAAAATGAAGGAGACGGGTGTTCGATATGGTGCGACCAGCATCCCCGCCCTCAAAATGTTTGGTGTCGATTACATTTCGGGAGACGCGACCTATGACATCAATGACCCTGATACGATGAAGGGAACCTATTGGTATGATCCTGTAGTTTTTATGACGGAATTAGCTAAGAAATAATTTATGAATTATAAATCTCCATCATTTTGTCAAAATATTCTTTAGAAACTTCACATCCTTTGCATTGTCTCCCTGTGTTTTTACAAGCTAGTAATGTTGTGCCTCCACCTAAAAACGTATCTAAAACAACGTCTTTTTCTTTTGAATGTTTTTTTATTAGCTCTTCAAACAACGGCAGGCTCTTTTGAGTCGGATGAAACCGATGCTTCCCACCTTGTAAAGGGAACGAATAAATCCCATTGTCGTACGAACTATTGAATGTCGGTTTGCTTCCTTTCACGCCTAATAGAGCTACCTCTCTGCAATTAGTCAGATAGTTCAGTTTCGAATTCAGGGGTTGCGGGTTCGTCTTGATCCACTCGATGAACCGAATTTGTTTGAACCCCACCCATTCCATTATTTCTTTTAATTGCCCGATTTTCCAAATGTCGAAGAAGATGATGGCAGTTCCGCCTTTACGGAGCTTGTCGTGATATTGTTTCACAAACCGTTCGAGGGTGTCGATAGTGAATTTGCTGTCCCAATCCCCATATTGGGTTTTCACCGCATATTTCTTCCCATAAATGGTGCCATATTTAATATAATTTGTTCGATTGGTATCATCCTCGATCCCGTTCGCTTCTTTATACTGGGTCCATTCGTCCTCTGTTTTGACAAATTCGATATGGTTCTCATCGTTCGCCTTGATAGATTCAAATAGGGTGTTCATCCCACTATCTCTAGAAATGATGTAGGGTGGATCCGTCAAGATCAGATCGACCGATCCATTCGCCACTGTTTTCAAATATTCTATACCCTCTTGGTTCTTAATTTCAAATTCTAATGTTGTTTCCATAGTAGTAGTATTTTATAATAATATGGAACATTATTTATTTCAATTTTCCAGTAAGATATTTTGCTTCTCTATTAATTGATTATTATTCGCGGTATTAAGTATTATCGTCCGGGATCATTTTCTATAGAGGTCATTTTTATTAAAACAAACAAGATTTATATTTATAAACCTTACCAAAACCACATTCAAAACTATCGGTCGCAACTTTTTCTACATTATCGCAACTTTTTACATTTGTATTATGTGATGCAGACAATAAGTGTTTACCATAACTACTCTTACGTGATGTATAATAGTGACAAGTATTACAATAGTACATAGAGTTATCGTTTTTGCAACTTTTATTATCCATATGGATAATATTGATAATATGGATAATAAAAGTTGCAAAAAACAGATTTTGAAATCGTAGGGTACCCCTATGATTATCTAATTCAATTTTCAATTAAGATACTTTGCTTCTCTATCGTCACTTCCTTGGATATATTTTTAATGATCTTGTCCCGGGTTTTATCATCCCCTTGCAACGTCTGGTAAAATATTTTATCTTTTAACAAATTATTCGGGGTATTATTCACCTTTGCGTCTGGGTTCTCATTACACCAATTATGCAGCGCAGCTACATTCTTATATTCTATCTTTTCTAACATCTTCTTCAATTGGCTTTTATCTTTGTCGTCCTTGTTCCACGAATCCTGGTCTTTTAAATAGATGGTTTCACGCTTTGCGTCAGTGCAGTGAATCGGTCGTTTATTGACTTCTAAATCACGCAATTGTTTAATAAAAATATCGGAAATGCCATTCACAAATCCAGAGTTTCCTATCGCAAGTAGTTCTTCAAATGTTATTTTAATATTGTCGATAAATTCTTGCATATTCATTGCATCCTTGCAAGTTTCATTCAAAAATAATTGTAAATTAAATGTTTGGTTATTATTCGTGGTATTGTTCATTGTAGGATTATTTATAACGGTAGTTGGTATGGTAAGATGTTGTTGGGCAATTTCTACCATTTTATTCATCAAATCCTTGTTTTCCTTTTGTTGTTCGATCAATAAATTCTTAAATTCCTGATTCTCCTTGATAATATCAAAAATAAGGATTTCTAGAGGAATCTTTACCGGTTCACTAATTGCAGGTTCTGATAACTTTTTTAAATTGCATTTCTTTTTATGATACCATAGACTATTGTTCGACTTATATTCCTTAGCACAATGGTCACATTTATAACAATCCTGCTTTTCATTAACTTCGTTTACCATCTTCAGATTTTTGCGATGTTCTTGAGACTGATTATGAATTCGTAAATCGGGTATCGTGACGCAAGTTATATTACACAATTTACAAAAATACTCATTGCCTTTTTTTTCGTTGAATTTAATTGAATCCTGGTGCTTACGAGTAGAGTTATGAGTAGTCAAATTACTTAATTTGCTTGCGTAAAAGCTACATAATTCACAATCAAAATGTTTGGAATTTTTATTCATTGAAAATGATTGAATAAAAGACTATATAATATTCAATCATAAAAAATGCCTAAATATTTAACGCAATATTATTAAAAAATTACGCAGCGATATTTCAGTTAAAAAAACAATTTTAACTGCAGGATGGTCTCAAAGCACTTTTCACCAAACCCCCGGTTTCAAGACTTTTCTATTGGACATTTTTTTGGACATTTATTTTTGTCCTTTTTTGAAAATCTCGGTCGACTTTCTTACACATTTTATTAATATTTTGAAATTGTAGGGTACCCCCTATGATTATTTGATTCAATTTTCAATTAAAATACCTTGCTTCTCTATCGTCACTTCCTTGGATATATTTTTAATGATCTTGTCCCGGGTTTTATCATCCCCTTGCAACGTCTGGTAAAATATTTTGTCTTTTAACAAATTATTTGGTGTATTATTCACCTTAGAATCGGGGTTCTCATTACACCAATTATGCAGAGCTGCCACATTCTTATATTCCAACTTTTCCAACATCTTCTTCAATTGACTCTTTTCCTTGTCGTCCTTGTTCCAAGAATCCTGGTCTTTTAAATAAATGGTCTCGCGCTTTGCATCGGTGCAGTGAATAGGTCGTTTGTTGACTTCTAGGTCACGCAATTGTCGAATGAAAATGTCCGATACTCCGTTAATAAATCCTGCATTGCCAATGGACAGAAGTTCATCAAACGTTATTTTAATATTGTCGATGAATTCTTGGATATTCATTGCATCCTTGCACGTCTCGTTCAGGAACAGGTTCAAATTGAATGTCTGATTGTTATTGGTCGTAGTATTGTTATTGATCGTCGTATTCGTCGTGGAAGAGGGTATAACAAGCTGTTGTTGAGTAATCTCTACCATCTTATGCATTAGTTCTTTGTTTTCCTTTTGCTGTTCTATGAGCATATTCTTGAATTCTTGGTTCTCCTTTAATATGTCTAATATGATTGATGTATTGGTAATAGGTACACTCGACAACGGCTCTGCCAATGAATCATCTGACTTGGATTCATCTGCTCGGTCGACCATACATTTCTTCTTATGTGACCATAATCCTACCCGAGAATGATATTTCTTATTGCATAATGCACATATAAAATCGACGACCCCCGTTTTTTTGTCCGATGTTAACAGTTTATGCTTTGCAGTCAATAGGTGTTTGTTATAGTCACTTTTCTTACTCGTATTATATGCGCATTTTTCACAGAAGAAAAAATTGGCGACTTTCTTCGGCGACTTTCTTAACATTTGTTAGTATAATCTCTTAACACAAAAATCTCTAAATCATTTTTGAATAAAAAAATTATGCTAAGCCACCAAAATAATAAATTGGGATTTTACAGCAGTATGGTAACAAATCCCAAAATGGACAAAATGGGATTTCAACACTTTGGACCTGGACATTTTTTTGGACATTTATAAATGTCCATTTTCAAAAATCTCGGTCGACTTTCTTGCGCATTTTGTCGATATTTTGAAATCGTAGGGTACCCCCTATGATTTTTCTATTTCTCTATATAAAATAAAAAAATTAAAAGTATAGGCATTTTATAAGTATGCTATCCGCGTTTTTTCCATCATCAAAAAAAAGGCAGACTGCGTCTGAAGTAGTGGGTGAAGGGACCTATGGATGTGTTCATAAACCCCAGTTAAATTGCGTGGGTGAGAAGCCGGTTCCGTCCAACAAATTGTCGAAGTTGATGAAGGATGAGGAAGCCGCTAGTGAGTTTAAAGAATACGGTATTATGGAGAACGTGGATCCCAAACATAATTTTTATTTAGGTTCTCCTAAGATGTGCAAGGTCGATATCAATTTATACAACAAGAATTCGGCTAGCAAGTGCAAGAGGTTGAAAGAATCCGATGCCGAAATCATCAACAATTTGGCCGAATATACTTTGATGATAATGGAGGATGGTGGGGACAATTTAGAGGATTTCGCAGAAAAGGCCAAGGAGTGGCCGTCTTCCAAGGAGAATTCCCAGAGAATCGAGCAGTTTTGGTTGGAAGCTCACAAGGCACTAGCTGGTGTGAAAGCGTTTTTGGATTATGGGGTTGTTCATCACGACTTGAAGCCCCAGAACTTGGTATACAATGTCGAAACTGGACGCATCAATTTCATTGATTTCGGTCTGATGACTAAGAAAGATGCGATTTTGCAGCAGGCAGCTTCCTCGAAATATGGAATGTCCATCTACCATTGGTCATTTCCCCTGGATACCTTTTTTTTAAACCGGAAAAGTTACAACAAGTTCGCGAACTATACGACGGATACGAAAGAACGATATATTAAGAATATTGCGAAGAATTTGAAAAGTGACAAGGACAGTGCAGGTATCAGTGCGGTGAAATATTTCTTGTATCATTCGTCGAATGTTAGTGGGGAATTGTTGAATCGAGGGAAAGTTACCGAAACTACGCTGAAAGGTTTTGGGGAGACGTTGCTGCATCAGATTGTCCCTGGAGATTCCCAGTACAAAACCGTAGTAAATAAATGTGTAGATACCATTGATATTTATGGGGTAGGGATCGGTTTACTCTTCGTATTAAAGACCCTGTACAAAGAGATGGACACTGTGCTCGTGGGCGAATTGGAACCACTCCTATTGGATATGGTGAATGCGAATGTAATGGAACGAATCGATATCAATACTGCTTTAAATCGATACGAAGGCGTTTTAGAAAAATGTGGCATATTGAACAAGTACAACAAGCATTTCGCGAACCACGTATTGACCGAAGGGCCTCCGATCCCACTGGTTTTAGAGAAAGATATCGCATCAATCAAGGCTTCTGCGGTTTCGATTTCTCCTCAAGAGATGGACCAGATTTTGGAGAAGGATCCGGAGGCATTGGAACCAGAGACATCGATCCACAAAACAACCGGGAAACGGGTAAGGATCAGATCGGCTAGCGAAGCAATCAACGGCAGTTTGGAACAAGGGGAAACTAGGCAACCATCGGTAGCAAAGCAACCATCGGTGGCGAAGACAGGAGAACCTAGTAGAAAAAAAACAAGGAAATTGGTGATAAGAACCAATGAATGCCCGGAAGGGAAGGAATTGAATCCGATTACCCGACGATGCGTGAATAGATGCAAGGAGGGCGAGGTTCGCAATGAGAGATTCGAATGTCGGAGAACCCAGAGAAAATGGACGGTTCGAAAGAATAAAATGTCGACGAATAGTATAAAGTAATATTATTTCATAATGACGTCCATATTTGATTTCAATTTTAATAGTATGGGCCGAATTGGTTTGGATTCTACTGACCAATCCCAGAAGAATGTTTATAACACCCGATTTGCAAACTATACGTTATCAAACTATTTTAGTAATGTTGCTTCTGATAGTCACGTCCAATTTGCTATCCAACAACCTACTACCACATTTAGCGGAATGGTGAATGGTCACGGTCTGATAAATGGTCTAGTGGACGACGAGTCGAAGATTTTTTATTCGGCGGAGAACGCGCGTCCCGCAGAGCATATTATGTTGATGCCCCGACCCTTTTTGACGGTTCCGTATTTAGGAAGGGGGAGTTGTGACCCTGCACTCGAATCCCAGCTTCAGCAGGGGGAGACAGTGGGTGATAAGAAGAGCGTATCGACGATTATGGAGAAGTCGTTCAGTTCGTATGCGCTTTATCCTACCGATGATAAGATGACTGACCGTGTCCAGGATCCTGCGAAGAACGTGGAGGAGGCAGCATTGAACGGGTGGGTCAGAGGAGGTATGTTGACACGTGATATGTCATCGGATCCCAAATTCCAGAAGGGAAATCGCCCTGCGGCATCGTTTTAATATCCCCCTCTCTATGGTTAAGGAGCCGGGCACACCATTGATTTTCTAGTTGACAAAGAACTATAAAATCACATTGATTAGTTACAAAATTGATTATTTTAAATAGGGTTACGAGAAAAATGTAAAATGATCCATCCAAATATAGACAAACCAGAGCCGGAAGGGAACAAGCGGAGATATAAGTATTTATGGACCGACGATAAAATACAATTTTATATAGGAATATTTTTCGTTCTATGTATTACGTGCAGTGTTGTATTATTTACTGTTGCATTTCAAAATAATGTGAATAATGTGAATAATGTGAATATTGTGAATATTGTGAATATTGTGAATGATACGGTTGTAGGTAATAACGCGCGTCCTTATAAATATTACAATGTTACTAATGTAAATTATACACAAATATCCGGAATTTATAAGGTGAATGGCACAAGCATTTATTTTGAAAGTAGTGGAATCATAAGATTTAAAGAGACGATGATGGCAAACGTATTAATTGTTGGAGGGGGTGGGGGAGCAAGCTACGGTGGAGGATGGTTTTCTGGCGGCTCAGGAACCGGGGGTGGTGGTGCCGGTTGTGTTGGTGAAGGAACGTTGATATTTAATGCAAATACTGTTTATGATATTGTTGTAGGAAATGGAGGAAGAGCTGTCCATAATAAGGTCTCTGGAATGGGTGGATATTCCGCAATAACTGGAACAAACATAAACGAACGTGCTGATGGTGGGGGATTTGGTGGTTATTATACGTCTAATTCTGCAGGTGGTGGAAGCTATGGATTTAGGGGGGAAGTTGTTATAAGCGAAGAATTTTACCAATTTAATAATACCTATTTTGGAAAGTCCGCTGGGGGGAAAGGCACATTAACCTATCATAGCCATTCTGGCGGGCGCGGAGATGTGCAAAATAGGGTATATCCTGGTTCGGGTGGTGGTGGTGCCGGTGGTGCAGGTAAAGCACCTATTGATAATAATGGCGGGATTGGAGGAGATTATTATCTATGGAAAATAAATAATCGGTGTTATGGTAGAGGAGGTAATGGCGGATCATTAAATGGAAAAAATGTCTCTATACCAATGCCGAACAATGGGGATGGTGGTGGAGGTGCATCTACTAGTGGAGGGACATTTTCGACTAGCGGATCAAGTGGGATAGTGATAATAAACGTAATCAATATAATAAGATGAGAAATATTAAAAAAGACCAAGGGAAAAGGAAATAAACACAAATTTTTATTACATCTTATGCGTTATCTTGTTGAAACCCCTGTCACCTATGCAAATTCTCTAGAATATCGTCAATGCATTCGTCTTCTATTTGAAATGGACAAAACGGTGTATGAAAAAGAAATCAATAACATAGAGGCGCATAACCAAGAAATCTTGGATTCAGAAACTCGTGATGAAATGTGCTATGACGCAGTCGCAGCAATGAAGGTAATGGATTATGTATACGATTGTACCAAGGATACTCCTGAATTTATGGTCTTGTATACAAAAGCGGCGGCCAAGATGTTTTCGGAAGATCCTAATTTGGGGATTGCAGTATTGTTTTCTTACGACTATCTGCAGTTATTTCACGCGTGTTTAGTCGAATTTTTTAGTGATCAATTCAACCCAGAATTCCCTCCTTACCGAGAAATTTTGAAGTTTTTGTAGAGTGGTGATGCTGCGTAGCAAAACCTAGACGATTGGAAGATTTTACCAATCATTGTTTGGTAAAATCGTCAAAATTTGAAACAAATATCCTAAGCAAATATATAATATAATGGCGTCGACTTGCAACAAGAATTGTCCGGGGGATTACAGAATGGAACAAACCAAATATCGCGAAAATTTGAATTATTTGACCGACAAACAGAATGGGTTTGGTGTCCCCCAAGAAACCTTTTTTGCAGGAAATGGACTATTGATGGGTCGGATTGCATCGGAGAACTTGGCGCACAATGCCTGTGATATTGAATCGTTTTTGAGAGGTACGGGGGCGACGAATTTAGTCAATCCTACTCCGATCGTTTATCCGGATATTAAGCCTTTCCAGAGTTTGTCGATAATGAATAAGACGCCGCTCGTAATGCCGGAACCATTGGTTGTGCAGAAGAATCAACGACCTTATATGAATTAAATAAGGGAACCTATTAAGGGAACCTAGGTTCCTAGAAGCACCTATGGTGCTTAAGGTTGAGCCCTAAAGATCCCTCCTAATTAGAATATTAGTTTTTAACTTTGAAGTCCGGACTAGGTGATCTCGCTTTTAACTCTTTCTTCCCCGATTTCTTCTTCCCTTTTTTATTTAATAATGTTTCTCCTAATTTCCGCATTGTTGATGCAGCTGCATTTTCATTTTGGATAGATTGTTGGGTTTCGACCTCTGGAGGAACGTTTACAGAATATTCCTCCGTTCCATTCTTTTCGCTTCCGAATATCTGATCATCTACTTCATTTGACACTGGTATTGAGAACATTTCGTCCAATTTTATTTTAATATAGGCATTGTTCATTTTGATAAGAGGTTTGGCAGGAATTTCATTTATTTTTTCCAAATTAATAGTGATGTAGTCAGTAAGGGAATCGAATGAACCATCGGGTTTACGAATCATAGGAATATGAATATGGGCCATTGCATAATGAACCTTTTCAACAAACTCAGACGTTTGTGACATATCTATATGAGGGTATGAGAACATTTTTATATATTTTTATGAAATTTATATAAAAAATTAATACTTTTTGCGTTTTGTAAATCTACGCATAAATTTTCTTTTGAATTGTCGGGCAGTTTTTTTGTTGAATCCGCCTGTGTTTGGTTTTTGTTTTAATTGAGGAGTTTCTCTTAATTCACGCTGTTGCTTGTATGGTACGAACGGTGTTTCGTCTTCAACTTCTTCGGCACCTTTGTCTTCTTCTATTGGAGGTGGAACAGATATTGGTTTAACTGTTTGACCACTAGGTGAAGGTTTCCATTCCTGTAATAAAGTTTTTACATATCCTTTCACCTCTTCATCTGACATTTCATCTAATTTAGTTAACAATCCTTTAAATTCTTCTGGACCATAACCAGCAAGAACACTTCGAACTTTGAAATCAGTAATAGTATCATTGATTGATCCCAACATATATCTAAAATTTTCAAGATTTTCGTTTTGATTTTGATTTTCAAGATCAATTATTGCTTTGTTATTTTTTGTTTCTTTATCAGTAAATGCTTTAAATGTTTTTTCTGTTAGACCAGTTGGTTGATTTTTTTTGTATTTGTTCATAAGTGCCAATCGACTTTTTTGTCGTTCTGCTCTACTGTTTATTATTTCAGATTGTCGTTTAATAAAATTTTCGGTTTGTGCTTCTCTCAATTGTCTTAGTCGAATTTCTTTCATCTTTTTTTGTTCCTTGCTTGCATTGTCATCAAGTACCTTTAGTTTATCAATGTCAGATTTAGTTGGTTTTTTTCGTTCTTCGAATACTTTTTTCAATTCAGAAAGAACAATCTTTTTGCTTTCTTCAGCATCTAAAAATTGTTTTTTAGCTGTAATAGCATCGTTCAATTGCTTTTGTAGGCCTTCGTTATTATCACCTTGAACCTGCCTTTTTGTTATAAGTTCTTTCAATGTTTTTTCTTTTAACGCTACTTGTTGGTTAACTCTTTCTTCTTCTGCTTGTAATCTGGCTATTTTATTCTTACTAATTTCATCTATTTTGGCTAATTGGGCGTCAAGCCTTGCTTTAATTTCATCTATTTTTTTTTGCAATTCTTCATTTGATTTAACTGGATCTATTGTTGAATCTATTGTCGAATCTAACGTGTCTTCTTCTTCAAATAATCCGTTTAATTTTATTAATTCATCCAGTTCTTTATTTTCTAAGTTGTCTTGTTCTTCTTCAAATTTGATTCCATCTAGATAATCGTTTTCAGATAGCGAAGTTGCGGATGGTGAAAATCGAGATTTTGGTAGTCCACTTAGTTCAGCAATATTAAGAATACTACCATTATCATCGTCCTCCTCTTCTTCATATTCTAGATCTTCAATACCTTTATCAATATCATCCTCAATATTTCTAATATCTGTATCGAGATCTAAATACGGATCAAAATATTCCAATAACGTATTATTCTTCCCAGGACTTTTAATTTTACCGAAAATAGTGTTTCTTCTTTGTTTTAACTTCTCGCTTTCTTCTTTTAATGCTGCTCTTCTATTTGCTATCTCTTCCTTTTTATTTTTTATATTTTGATTTATTTTCTCATAATCTTTACTAAAAAATCTATTCAAAAACCTTTTTGCTTTTACTTTTATATCATTGCCATCGCTCTGATCGTAAACGTAACAATCTATTCCGCCTTTAGCACACTTAGTTATATCTTCCTTTGTTATGACAAAATTATCTTCACTAGATTGTTTGGGTACTAATTTTACGTTACCATCTTTTATTTGAAAGGCTACTGCGCGAATATCGTCGGGGCTCCCACGTTCAAAAAATGTATTTTCTAAACCAATGATTGACGTCATATTATTATTTATTAGTATCTACATAATAGTTATATTATTTATTAGAGTTTTTTTGCGTAGTGTTCTTTGGATTTCCTCTATTTTTTTGAGTAGATGGTTGTGGTGTCTTTCCTCGAATAGATGGGATCGGTGCAGAAATAGTAGGTACAATATGTTGATCTATATTTGATATTATGTTGGTTATATCTTTTATTTCCTTATCTGGTTTTTCCTTATATTTGTTTATTTCTTCTATAAAATTTTTATCAGGAATTATCAATTCTGTATCGGTATCATTGATACCTGACAATTTTTTGGTCGTATTTAAAAATGTTATTTTATTCCGTTTAAGAATTTCGTTAATAATATCATTTATTATTTTCTTGTATTTGTTAATAATATCCTCTTTTTCATTTA